GGACGATGAGCAGCACCTAGGAATGCAGTCCTAAGAGCTAGGAATCTTGACCGAAAACCCGCTCCGGCATATGGTTAACGGGTCGCCCCTAGTGGGGTGGTGGAGTTAGACGCGGCTCCGATTTCGCGTCGGTCCCGGGGGCTCGGGCTTCTGCTCCGTGGCTCGAGTCCCCGCAATCCCTAGCCTGCTTTTGCTCCCCCGGACCGCAACCCATGCCTTGACTTCTGGCGCTCGAGTGCTCCATGGATGGCGCACCATCACGGAGCACCTCACCCCATGAAGCAGTTGGTTGACCACCAAGGACGCTCTCGACTTTACCTCGGCGATTGCCGAGATGCCGTCGCCTCCATCCCCTCAAACTCCATCGATTCCATCGTAACGGACCCGCCTTACGCGCTCGTGAGCGTCTCCAAACGCTTCGGCAAGGAGGGCTCCAAGCCGGCGAAGCACGGAACGGACGGCCTCTATGCGCGCGCCTCGGCCGGGTTCATGGGCAAGACGTGGGATACCGGGGAGGTGGCATTCGCCGAGGCGTTTTGGGCCGAGTGCCTCCGCGTGCTCAAGCCCGGGGGCCACGTGGTCTCCTTCGGCGGGACGCGCACCTATCACCGGCTCGCGTGCGCCATTGAGGACGCGGGCTTCGAGATACGCGACCAACTGGCATGGATTTACGGCACCGGTTTTCCGAAGAGCCACAACCAAGGCGACGGAATTGGCACTGCCCTCAAGCCCGCATGGGAGCCCATCGTGTTGGCCCGGAAGCCCCTAGACGGGAAGTCCGTTCGGGAGAACCTAGAGAAGTGGGGGGTGGGCGGACTCTGGATTGAGCGTTGCCGCGTCCCCACCGAGGACCGCCTCGCCGGGGGCGCCTACGCGAAGGAGAGCACCCGCGAAGGGCTCGCCGGAGATCCGCGCTCGAAGGCGGGGATGTTCACGGCCGGCCGCACCACGGGGCGCGACTTCGAGCAGCCCTTGGGGCGCTGGCCCGCCAACATCCTCCACGATGGCTCCGCCGAGGTGCTCGAGGCCTTCCCGGTGACGGGGCCCGGGGGGTCTTTGACCCACCGAATCTCCCCGAAAACCACCTCCGTCTATGGGGAGTTTGCGGGCGAAGAGGGCGACTCTTGGGAGAGCTACGGGGACTCGGGCTCCGCGGCGCGCTTCTTCTACACCACCAAGGCGAGCCGGCGCGACCGGGAGGAGGGGTGCGAGCACCTCCCCGAGCATGCGGCCATCCATGGGTCCGACAACACCGAGGGCGGCCTCAAGGTGTCCAACGCCAAGCACCCGAAGCGCAACAACCACCCGACCGTGAAGCCCACCGACCTCATGCAATGGGCGGCGCGGCTCGTGACCCCACCGGGCGGGGTGGTGCTGGACCCCTTTATGGGCTCCGGGTCCACCGGCAAGGCATGTCTGCTCGAGGGCTTTCGCTTCCTCGGCGCCGAATTGGACCCCCAATATCTCGAGATTGCGCAAGCGCGCATTGCCTTTGCGGCCAAAAAGCGCGAAGAGGATGAGTGGGCGCGCTTCCTCGGGGTGGCGTGAAAGCACAAAAAGCGTAGAGAAATCAATGACTTACGCACTTGTAGGGACACGAAAAGGACTCTTCTTATGCGGATGAACCGGCTTCAAGTGGGGTCTATGTTCGGCACGGGGACCACCCAAATTGACCGTTTCGTGAATGAAGGCATGCCGTTCATCTCGCGACCGATTAGCGGGAAGGGGACTTGGGAGTTCGACTCCAAGTCGTGCATCGATTGGTACGTCAACCGCGAGCGCGGCCGCAACGCCAAGAGCAACCCCCTCAAGGATGCCGAACTCCGTACCGCCGTTGCGGATGCGACCCTCCGGGAGGTGCGCGCGGCACTGGCCCTCGAGTCTGTCATCACGGTTGAGGATGCGGTGGCCGTGCAAGAGGAGCAATATGCCATCATCAAGTCCCGGGTGAACGCCCTACCCGGCCGCCTCGCGGTGCCATGCGCCGCGGAGTCCGACCCCGCCAAGGTGCTGAATCTCGTCAAGGCCGAGGTGGCCGAGGTGCTCGCCGGCATCTCCGGCAAGAAGGACGAGCCCGAAAGCGGAGGCGGCACGCCCGCCCCGGCCGCGCCACCCGCCCCCATCTTCGACCCCGTGGCGGATGCCGAGGACCCATATGATGGATACTAGGGACTTCGCCTTCCGCACCCACCCCACGGCCATAGCCGAGTACCGGCGCCGCTTGGTCGAATCGCGCAACGCAATCATGCGCCCGCCCCCGAGGATGAACGTCCCGGATTGGGCGGATGAGTACCGCTATCTCTCGTCCTCGGTTGGGGCCATCGGTGGCCGTTGGCAGACCCACCGGGTGGAGGTCGCGCGCGGTCCCATGATGGCCGTGACGGAGCCGGGGGTTACCACCATCACGGCCATGTCGTGCACCCAATTGCTCAAGACCGAACTCCTAACCAATACCTTCGGCTACTTCGCCCATCTGGACCCGGCCCCCATCCTGCTCCTCGAGCCGAAGGATGAGATGGCTCAAGCGTTCTCGAAGGAGCGCATTGCGCCGATGATTGCGTCCTCCCCGGTGCTTCGAGACCTCATGGGGAACACCAACACCCGCAACAAGGATGACACCCAGTCCTTCAAGAAGTTCCCGGGTGGCTTCCTTGCCATGCTCGGCGCCGGATCTCCGTCCAACCTCGCCATGCGCGCCATCCGGGTCACCCTCCTTGATGAGGTGGACAAGTACGAAACCACCAAGGAGGGGGACCCCGTGCTGCTCGCCGAGGAGCGCACCTCCACCTTTTCACATTCCTCCCTCCACATCCGCGCGTGCTCGCCGACTTGGGCCGATACCTCGAGGATCGGGAAGAGCTATGTGTCTTCCGACAAACGGCGCCCCTATGTGAAGTGCCCCCACTGCGACCACGAGCAGTCCCTTGACTTCTTCCGCCACGTGCAATGGGAGAAGGACCCGGATACGGGAGAGCACTTCCCGGAGACGGCCGCCATCTTTTGCGAGGCGTGCGGCGCCGAGTGGACCGAGGCCGAGCGCGTCCAGATTATGACCACGGAGGGCGCCATCCGGCACTATCAGACCCGCCCCTTCGTGCATTGCGGCGAGCGCCAAGACCCCCGGCAAGAGCGGCTATGGGATTGGGTGGATGACGGCTTGAGGCAAGTAGGTTACGCGAAGTGCAAGAAGTGCGGCGAGCACCCGGTGCCTAATGACCATGCGGGCTTTGCCGGCATCTCCAAACTATACTCGCCGTTTATTACTGTGAAGCAACTCGTGGAGAAGTGGCTCGAGGCCAAAGACGACCCGGAAGCCAAGCAAACTTTCTATAACACCCAACTCGGGGAACTATTCGAGGCCGAGGTCCAGAAGGCAGTCCACGCGCATTGGCTCGCCTCCCGCGCCGAGCAGTACCCCGCCGAGTTGCCCGCGGGCGCCATCGTGCTCACGGCCGGCATCGACGTGCAACCGAACGGCACCAACAACACCGGCCGCCTCGAGGTGGAGGTGGTCGCGTGGGGCGCCGGGGAGGAATCGTGGTCCGTGGCGGCCGAGGTGTTCATTGGCGACCCTGCCAAGCCGGAGGTATGGGAGGAGCTAGATAAGTTCCTGCTCAAGCCGTTCCGCCACGAATTGGGCTTCGACATGCGGGTCTCCGCGGCTTGCGTCGACTCTGGCGGCCACAATGCCCATGAGGTTTATGCCTTCGCCCGGGCTCGCATCAACCGGAACATATGGGCCATTAAGGGCGCCTCCGACCGGGGGAACCAATGGAGTCCCATCTGGCCCGGCTCCGAGCGTGAGAAGCAGCACAAGAAATTCCGTGTTGGCTTCCGGCCAATCATCCTCGGCGTGAATGCAGCCAAGGAGGCTATCCGCCAAAGGCTCCTCATCGAAGAGGCGGGGCCCGGCTATTGCCACTTCCCCCTCGGCCGCTCGGAAGGGTGGTTTGAGCAACTCACCTCCGAGCAGTTGGAGGTAGAGCGGAAGCATGGCCAGTCCGTGCGGAAGTGGGTGAAGAAGAAGCACGTGGCCAATGAGGCCTTGGATTGCCGAGTGTATGCATACGCGGCGCTGCAGGGCCTCATCCGGGTTCGGAGGTTCAACCTCGCCAACGCGGCGGTGAAGCTCCTAGCTTACCTCGAGATGAAGGACGTGGAGTCCCCCGGGCTTATCGGGATGACCTCGGTCCCGGCGACCTCATCGCCCTCGGCGCCCGGGAGGTCGGGCTCCTTGGATGCTGGCCGAACGGCGCCGCGGATGACTCGGTCCTCCTTCATGTCGGGATGACCAAACCTTGACACCCACCGCGCCTCCCCCGTATGGGAGGAGGCACCCCAACGCGAAGGAGCCACGCTTATGGCCGAACTAGATACCGAGTCCGCGGCGGAGTTGGCGGTGCTCAAGGAGCAGTTGGCCGCATTGAGGCGCATGCGCGGAGCGGGTGTGCTTATCGCCATGCATGGCGGCACGCAAATTCAGTACCGGTCCATCACCGACCTCAACAAGGCCATCTCCGCCATCAAGTCGGAAATCCGGCAACTCGTGGGCTCCCCGCGGCGCCCCGCCTATATCGTCCAATCGGATCGGGGTTACTGACATGGGAACCATCCGCGACACCCTTTCGCGTCTCTTGGGCTCAACGAGCCTGCCCCCCGTAGTCACGGTGAGCAGTGCATCACACGCTCGCGTCCCGTCCATCACCCGGCAAGGCTCGGCCGTGGACCGCGTTCGCCCTACCGCTTTCGATATTGGCCGCACCGGCCGGCGCCTCGCGGCGATTCCGGGCTACACCACGGGGCTCAACTCCCTCATCCAATTCTACGGCGCCAAGGCGGTGGCCCGGTCCCGGCAATTGGCCATTAACAATCCCTATGCCAAGGCGGCCAAGGAAGCGTGGGTCTCGGCGATGGCCGGCCCGGGCATCAAGCCGTCCACCCTCGGAGAAACCGCCGAGGTGAAGCAGGCAATCCAAGAGCTATGGCTCGATTGGTGCGCCGAGGCGGACTATGATGGCAACTCCGATTTCTACGGCCTCCAAGATGTTATCGCGGGGGAAGTATTCGAGGCGGGAGAGGCCTTCGTTGTTCTCGAGGAGAACACCGAGGAGTCGACCACCGTCCCGCTCAAGCTCCGAGTCATCCCCGCCGAGATGTGCCCGTACTATGGGAGCCTGCCCGGCACCTTCCCGGGCAACACCACTTTCATGGGGGTGGAGTTCAACGAAGCAGGGAAGCGCGTGGCGTACCACTTCCTCCGGCGCCCGCCCGGGGAGTTCCGCGACCACAACACCTTCGGCACCGTCACCGAGCGCATCCCGGCGAATCGGGTCTTGCACATCTTCAAGACGCTCCGCCCGGGGCAAGTGCGCGGCATCCCGGTAACGCTCGCGGGCATGGCCACGTTGGCCATGCTGGACCTCTATGATGACGCGGAACTCGAGCGCAAGCGCACCGCGGCGCTATTCGCTGCCTTCGTGACGAAGAGCGACGGCGCCGAGGATGGCGACTCCCCCCTCGGGAGCCTCATCACCACCGACCCCTCGAAGCCGGCGAACTCCTATCCGTTGGAGCCCGGCGCCGTGGTGGGAATGGAGGTGGGGGAAGATATCAAGTTCTCGGCGCCCGCCGATGTGGGGGCCAACTATGAGGGCTTCGAGTACCGGAACCTCCTCAAGGCCGCATGCGGCTTCGGGGTCCCATACTCCTCATTCACCGGCGACTTGAAGGCGGTGAACTACTCGAGCATCCGCGCCGGCCTCGTGGAGTTCCGCCGCAAGGCGGAGGCAATGCAGCACAACGTCTTCATCTTCAAGTTGTGCCGGCCCGTCTGGATTCGGTTCCTTGACCTCGCCACCTTCGCGGGGACGGCGCCGTGGTCTGCCTCCGAGTATATGGCCAACATCCGGCTTCACCGTCGCGTCAAGTGGCTCACCCCGAAGTGGGATTGGGTGGACCCTTACAAGGATCTCCAAGCCGAGAAGCTCGCGGTGGATAACGGGTTCAAGTCGCGCTCCGATGTTATCGAAGCCGAGGGCTATGACCCCGAGGAGACCGATGCCCGGATCATTTCGGACATGAAGCGCGAAGAGTCTTTCCCCCGCCCGCTCAATAATGGGCAAGTCATCGATACCCCCGTTGAGGACGAGCCCGAACCGCCCGCCCGCAACCCGGCGCCGAAGGCGCCTTAGAAGGAGTTCTCACAATGAAAACTTGGTTCTCTATGCGAGCAGCGACTCGCGGCCGGCCGCCCGAAGTGCTGCTCTATGACGAGATTGGCGCTTGGGGTGTGAATGCCACCGATTTCATGGAGGCGCTCCGCGCGCTCGGTGACCTCGAGGGCAAGGACGCGGACCTCCGCATCAACTCCCCGGGGGGTGACTGCTTCACCGGGAATGCCATCTTCAACATGTGCAAGGCGACCGGCGCGAAGTGGACCGTCCATATCGACGGGGTTGCCGCGTCCATGGCCTCCCTTGTCGCCACGGTCGGCGCCAAGGTCAACATCGCGGCCAACGCCTTCATCATGATCCACAACCCGGCCGCATGGATGGGAGGCGAGGCCGCCGACTTGCGGCGGACCGCACGACTCCTTGACTCCATTCGCGACGGCATGCTTGAAGCATACGTGGCCAAGTCCGGAATGACCACCGAGGAAATCGGTGAGATGATGGACGCGGAGACGTGGATGGATGCGGAGGATGCCGTAAAGTTCGGCTTCGCGGATACCATCGTTTCCGAGACCAAGGCGGCCGCAAAGGTTCGCGGACTCTCAACCTTTGACTTGGGGGAAAAATTCGCGCATCTTCCGCCCGACTTGGCCGCAAAGGTCAAAGCAATTACCGGCTCCGTAAAGAAGCCACAACCGAAGGAGTCCAAGATGGACGCTGATGAACTCAAGACCGCCATGACGGAGGCCAACAAGCCCGTCTTGGATGCCCTCGGCACCCTCGCCACCGCGCTCACCGCTCTTGCCCCCAAGGAGCCGGCGAAGCCCGCTCCGGAAACCACGACCAAGACCGGCGCCTCGGCGGCCGATATTGTCGCCACGTGCAAGCTCGCCGGCTTCCCGGAACTCTCCGGCGACTACATCGCGTCCGGCAAGTCGATGGATGAGGTCCGCGAAGACCTCGGCAAGAAGCAGGCCGAGGCCGCGACGGCCGCCGCTGCTCGCGGCGCCCCGGGCCATCGCTCGGCGCTCACCTCCGGCATGCGTACCGTTTCGGGCGGCGAGGAGGATATCTCCGACCTCGTGCCGAAGCCGACCTCCGACGCGGAGAAGTGGGCGAAGTTCCACGGCTCCCACAATGGGCGCTCCCACTAGGAGCGCCTTACCGCAACCTCAAAGGGGATGACTTCCCCCGAACCAAAGGAGGGCTAGCATGCTCACCGAATCGCAGCACGCCGGGGAGTTCATCTTCTTCGAGCTTCCCTATTTCTACAATCGGCGGACCGGCACCGTCGCCTCCGGGCAGAACCTTGTGGATGGGCAGATTGTCCAGATCACATCCACGAAGCTCGTGGCCAAGGCAACGACTCTCAACACGGCCGGCACTGCCTTTGTGGTCCCCATTGAGGGGATCATCATTGGCAACTGGAACCGCTCGTCCACCGGCCCCGAGGGCGCCGCGGACAAGGCGGACGTGCCGTATCTCAAGTACGGCCCGGCCATCGTGGTCGAAGAGAAGATCACGTTCCCGACCGGCACGACTCAGAAGGCGGTTGCTATCGCCGATCTTGCCAACAAGGGCATCCTCGTCCGCAACACCACCACCCCGGCCTAATAGGCCGAGGTGGACCCATCGATCAAACGGCCCTAGTGGTGGCCTCAACTCAAGGAGGGTGCGATGCATCCCGATTTCTACAATAGCGATGCTTTTTCGCTCGTGACCCTTACCGAGGTCATCAACAACGAGGAGAACGTCCCGGGTCGCGCCGGTGAGGTGGTTTTCGCCGGCATCGGTGAAGGCGTCTCCACCACGTCGATTGACGTGGAAATCGACTCCGAGACGCTCACGCTGATTCCGACCTCCGCTCGCGGCGGGCCGGCTCCCCTGAATACCGCGGACAAGAACAAGCTCGAGGTGCTTTCCATCCCGCACATCAAGCTTGAGGAAACGATTGGCGCCCACCAGATTCAGAACGTGCGCCAGTTCGGCTCCATGGACACCCTTCGCGGTGCCCGTTCCGTGGTGGACCGTGAGATCCGGAAGCAGTCGCGCCGGCATGACCTCACGCTCGAGAACCTCCGCCTCGGCGCCCTTCGCGGCACCATCCTCGACTCGGACGGCTCGACTCTGGTGAACCTCTTCACCAAGTTCGGGGTGACTCAGACCGTGGTGGACTTCGATGATGTGTTCATCCCCAAGGATGACGGGGACGCGACGTTGCAGAACGTGCGGCGCCGTTGCCAGCATATCGTCCGCCTCATGCGGCGCGCGGCTCTCGGCTCGTGGAACTCCAACGTTCGCGTGTGGTGCTTCGCCGGGGATAACTTCTTCGACAAGTTGGTCTCTTCCATCGGCGTCAAGGAAGTCTACCTCCAGACCGAGAAGGCCGAGCAGAAGCTTGGGACGAACTATGCCAACGGCCTCTTCGAGTTCGGCGGCATCTTCTTCGAGAACTATGCCGGCACCAATGACCAGTCGGTCACCTCGGGCGGCACCGTGGGCATCGACCCGGACGAGGCGCAGTTTTTCCTGACCAACGCGCCGGGCCTCTACTCCGAGGTCTACGCGCCGGGCGACTTCATGGACACGGTGAACACCATGGGCATTCCGCGTTACGCGCTCGTGGTGCCCACGGACAACACCAACCGCTCGGTGACGTTGCACACGCAACAGAACCCGCTGCCCTACTGCCTCAAGCCCAAGACCCTCATCAAGGGCACATCGACGGCTTCGACCGAAGACCTCGCCATCGCGTAAGGCGGCCGATGGAAGGAAGAAATGGGAGGCCGGGCTCATCGCCCGGCCTTCTCCTTGTCCACCACACCGACGCCCGCGAGCAAGCGCTCATAGACGTGGTGCACCGTGAAGGTCTTGAGTTCCTCCGTTGCCCATTCGCCGAGCGCGGGGGAGAGGTCGGTGAGGATGGCCACCAACTGGCGAGCATCCGTCGCTCGGATATCGGCGTTCGCTTCGTTGAAATGCTGGACAGAAGAGGTCCCGGTGAGGGCGGATAGGTACTCGAGTTGCACCGAGCCCATCACGGAATCGGTGAGGAAGTCCCGAAGGACCACGAGGTTTGTGGTCTGGTGCAACTCGGCGCGGAAGGTGGTTGTGGGTTTGAAGCGCATGAGAGGTCTCCTTGTTGATGCCCGGAAGGTAGGGAGGGGCGACCCGGCCGGCAAGCCGTAAACCATCCGAGTGGTTACCGAACCATTAACGCTTGCCCTCGAGGCCGGCCGCGAGTATGGAAGGGGTGCGGTTCCCGGCAAGCCATGGCCGCCCGCCCCTTCTAACGGGGTGCAAGGCACTACCCTACGGGTGGATATTGTGGGGAGTGTGCTCCTTACAGTGGCGCGGGGACCGTAGAGATTTCATCCAAGGAGACCGACATGGGCACGCTTGACTCTCGGGAATACGATAGACTCGTGGAGCGCGAATTTCGCGACTACTCGGAGGGTCACCGCTACATGTACTTGGAGGCCATCCGGCAAATAGAGGCCGAGTGCGGTCTCAAGGGCCGGCCCGTCGATATCTTCGAGGCGGGCTTTGGCATCGGCTACGGCCTCAAGAAGATGCTCGAGGCGGGCATCGTGCGCTCCTATACGGGGTGCGAGCCGCAAGCGGACTCCTTCAACTACACGGCCGGAGAGGCCGCCAAGTGGGCGGGGGGTGATTTCGGGAAGCTCTCCCTCCTCCATGCTCCCTTCGACTCTTCTCTGGTGAGCGGTGGCCAATCCTTCGAGCACGTCTTTTGCGTCGAAGTTATTGAGCACGTTCCGCTCCCCGGACATTCCGACTTCCTCGAGAAGCTCCGCTCCCTGCTCGCGCCGGGCGGTACGCTATGGCTCTCCACCCCATGCATCAAACGCAACGCGCGCGAGGGGGTTCGCCCCACGGAGGAGTGGGAGTATATGCTCCACGAGGAAGGCTTCGCCGAGGTGGTGGTGGACCGCTCCCGCTGGACCTACCTCTATAGGTGCCGGGGTTGAAGCGGCTCACCCTCACCCGCGAATGGGAGGGGCTTACCGCCGTGGTCATCGGCAACGGGTTCTCCATTCTCGGCATCGACTTCTCCCCGGTGATATCCCACCCGCGCATGCGGGCCATGGTTGCAAATGGGGGATATCGTACCGTGCCGGCCGCGGACTTGTTGATGTGCTCGGATCGGCACTGGCTAAAGGCCAACCCGGATCTCACCGGCTTCAAGGGCTCGCGAATCATCGTCACCCGGCCGGAAGCGGTGGCGAAGGAAGACCCCCGGATGGTGCACATGCAACGCGCCTTCATTGAGCATATGAGGGGATTCGACATATTCAAGGACCCGGGCCTCTTGGTTGAGGGGCACACCTCCACTTCCACCAACATCTCGGCCGCGGTTCTGCTCGGCGTGAAGCGCATTCTCCTCCTCGGCATCGACCTCACCCCCGGCCCGGGAGGGAAGCGGAGCACCTATAACTCCGATGTGGACGACCCGAGTCGCGCCTCGGTTCGCTACGCGCGCCAAGTCCAGCACTTCACGGCGCAATCGTTCCATGTGAAGGCCCGCGGGGTTGAGGTGTTCAACTGCTCCCCGCGCTCGGCGCTCGCCTGCTATCCGTATGCAACCCTCGGAGACTTCCTATGACCCTCACCATATGCACCTTCAAATGGGGCGCGGACCGCTACTCCCTCCGCCACGTATCGGCGCTCTATCTGGCGCTCAAGCGCAACCTCACCCTCCCCTTCGAGTTCGCCCTTATCAGCGATGACCTAGGGGACGAGGCCTTCTGCGACAAGGCCGGCATCCGCTTCATCCGCCTATGGGAGGAAATGAAGCACGTGAAGAATTGCGGGGTTCGGCTCCCCGCCTTTCACCCCTACATGCGCCATGTGATAGGCCCCCGGTTCGCTTGGCTAGACTTGGACGTGGTCATCACCGGCAATGTGGACCACATCTTCTCCCACCCGGAGCCATTCGTTGGGCTCCGCACTCCGGCGCCTCCCATGCCGTTCAACGGCTCCTTCGTCATGATGGATGCCGGCGCCTTCCCCCAAGTGCTCTCCGAGTGGACCCCCGAGCGATACGAAGCGTGCGGCGAGTTCTGGATTGCCGCGGGGTGCGCCGGTGGCGGAGCCTCGGATGAGGGATGGATGGGGCGCATGCTCGCCGGGCAACCCGGGGTCGCGACCGTTGGCGGCCTCGAGGGTAACGCCGATGGCATTTACTACTTCAAGCGGCACATGCTCGAGAAGCGCTATCGCGGCCGCATTCCCCTTCCCGCCGATGCCCGGATGGTCATCATGAACGGCCGCCGTTTCGACCCCTCCTTGCCGGAGTGGCAAGCGCGGGCGCCGTGGATTCTGGACCATTGGCGGCCGTGATGGTAAGGGAAAAGCAATCATAGGAGCAGGAACATGAGCAATACCGTATCCCCCGACTCCGTCGCGCAAGATCAACTCCGCGCCTTCATTGAGCGGATTGAGCGGCTCGAGGAGGAAAAGGCCGCCATCGCCTCGGATATCAAGGAGGTCTATGCCGAGGCCAAGGGCAACGGCTTCGACACCAAAGTCCTCCGCAAGGTGGTATCCATCCGGAAGCAGGATCAAAGCGCACGCATGGAGCAAGAGGCTCTCCTCGAGCTTTATATGGCCGCGCTCGGCATGGCCACCGCTCCTTCCGAGGATGAAGAGGAAGATGGGGGCAACTACTAATGGCCCGGGATGTTTTCGGCGATATGCTCCGGGACCTCTATACCGGGACCGATATATCCACCAAGGCCACGGTGTCCGGGGCGGCAACCACCATCAACGTCATCGACAAGACGGCCGGCATCGATGACGAGCGCTCGGAGTCCGGGGTGAAGATGCCCACGGTCCAGCCGGCCGCATGCGTGCGAAACGCCGAGCTTACCGCGCTCGGCCTCGAGCCCTCCGACCTCGTGGACCGTACCATCGCCTTCAACGGCCGCTCGTGGACAGTCAAGGCGCATCGGCCGCGGCCGTACCCGGGCGGCGAGGGCCCCGGCGAGACCTATCTCTTCCTCCGTGAGGTGATTTGACCATGAGCAGAGAAGCCATTCTTGCCCGCATGGAAGCGGTACTTACCACCACCGGGCTCTTCGGCTCCGTGTTGCGCAATGACCTCATCACCGATGAGAGCAAGGCCACCGTGGCCATGCTCATGGACGGGGATGAGCAGGCAGTTTCGGAAGGAACGGACCGGCGCCGACCGGACCCCCTCTTCCCCCGAAGGGTCGAAATGCACCCGGAGGTCTATATCATCTTGGGGCGGGTGAAGGAGCACGATTCCGGCCCATACCTCAATTGGCTCATCGACTCCCTCAACTATGCCTTCCTCCGGGACGGCCCCCTCCTCGGCCTCCTTTGGGAGAAGCATATTGTCTATGACGGGGCCAACACGGGCTTCTCCCTCGGCCGCTCCATGGCGGGTGAGGTGGCCTTGAACTACACGCTCATCCGCGTGGAACGCTTCGGCGAACCCGGCCCGAACCCCTTGGAGACCACCGCGTAGCGAAGGCGTGACTCCTTCCGGGCTTCGTGGTAAAGCCGGTCTTAATATTCGATTCACAATGCCACCTAAATGGGAGCTAAGCCATGTCCGACTTCACCTCGCCGAACACCGGGAACTATTCGATTCCCAAGGCCAACGTATACTTCACCCCCGTTGGCGGCGAGCGGCGCCACATGGGCAACATCCCGGGCGCGCAGATGGACCAAGAAATCACGCGCCTCGAGCACTACTCGGCCATGGCAGGCACCCGCATTCGCGACTTTACGGCCGTGACCTCCAAGGCCGCCAACATCACCCTCACCTTCGAGGAGATGACGCGCCAGAATATGCAGCTTGCGCTGCTCGGCGGCGACCTCGAGGAGGACCCCAATTCGACCGAAGGGGAGGACTCCTTCCTTATCGGCGCGGCCGATGCCATCACCGGCCGGCTCGAGATTATCGCCACCAACGATATCGGCCCCAAGTGGAACTTCGACTTCCCCTCGGTGACCTTCATTCCGGAGGGCGCCGTTGACTTCATCACGGACGGGGAGGATGCGGTTGCGGCAATCGAAATCTCCGCCGAGGTCAATGCCACCGGCGACCCGCCGTCCTTCGGCCGCGCCACGTTGCAGGGTTCGACTCACGCCACCCCATAACGGGGTGGCCTTCCGCCTACCAATCTCAACACCACGGAGCACCACCACATGAGTAAGAAAGCTATCGGCATCCTTGACTTGCGCCGAGTGACCCGGGAGGCCGAGACGAGCGGCGGCGTTGTCGTGGTCTCGGCCGTGAGCATGGCGGGCATCGCGGACCTCTTGGTCAAGCACGCGCTTGTCCGCAAGCTCTTCCGCGGCGAGGTCACCAACGCCGACTTCACCCCGGAAACGCTGCTCGGGTTCGCCCCGGACTTCGCGGTCGATTGCATCACCCTCGGCGTCGATGGGGGCCCGGAGGTGCGCGAGCACGTGGCCTCCCTCTCCGTCTCCGACCAACTCTCCCTCTTCGAGGCGGTGACCTCGGCGTCCATGCCGGAGGGTATCGGCCCTTTCGTGGAAAAGGTCACGCGCCTGCTTCGCGTGGCTTCCGACAATGGTATAAAGGCCTAGGCTTCGAGTGGGCCGAGGCCATTGAGGAACTAATCCCCTCGCACGGGGAGGCGGTGTGGGGCTACACCCCGCGCCAACTCCGCGCCTTCCTCTTCCTTAATGACAGAAGGAAGAGGCGCGAGGCGGCGCTCTCTTTGAGCATCACGGCCAACGGGTCGCGGGCGGAGCCAAAAGCAGTTAAGAAGCTCATGAAGGAGTTGACCAAATGAGCTTCGGGCTAAAAATGGATATCCTCACCGGCGCCTTCGAGAAGGACATGGTCCTTCTCGAGGAGCCCATTGCCGAGGCGGCCACTACTGCCATGCGCGGGGTGGCCAATATCGTCAAGATTGACGGTGCCGCGGATATCGCCCGCGCGGGGTTCTCCACCCGATGGCAGAAGGCGATTAGCGCCCGGGTCTACCCCGAGGGGCGGAACTCCATGCGGCCGGCCGCCTTCATCCGCCACCGCATCCCCTACGCGGGGGTCTTCGAGGACGGCGCCAACATCGTGGGAAACCCGATGCTATGGGTCCCACTCCCCGGAGTTCCCCGGTTGATGGGAGGCGGCCGCAACCGGAGGTCCATCACCCCCGCATCCTTCTCCTCCACCATCGGCGACCTCATAAGCTATAAGTCCAAAACTGGACTTCCTTTGCTCGGCGCGCGGGTGCGCGTGACCGGGGTCCGGGCTACCGCCGAGCGCCCCAAGCTCTCCCTTGGCTTGCTCAAGAGGCAAGGGAACTACGGGGGCAAGGGGGTGTTGCGCACCGTTCCGTTGTTTTTCGGAGTGCGGGCGGTTACCATCACCAAGAAATTCAATATCCGCCAAGTATGCGCGGCGGCGCGGAACAAGATTCCGAGCCTCTATGCGGCGGCCTTCAAGGGGTAAAGCCATGGCCAAGACTCTCGTCCAGCGCATTGCCCTAGAAGGTGGCGACGATATCAAGCGGGAACTGCTCTCCCTCGGCAAGGCCGGGGAGGAGGCTTTCCGTGCGTTGTCCCGGCAAGCGGAGGCGTCGAAGGTCGCGACCGTTGGGCTCAATAAGGACTTGGTGAACCTCCGCGCGCGCTTCAACGATGTGTCCGCCGCGGCTCGGAAGTTCGGCTCTAACTTCTCCTTCCTCTCCGGAGCAGTCGGGAGCTTCGCGGCCGCGGTGGGCGCCGGCTTCTCGGCCCAAGCGTTCATCAACATTACGTCCTCATGGACCGACCTCAACTCCCGGCTCAAGCTCGCCACGGGCTCCTCCGAGGAAGCCTCGGTGGCCATGACCCGACTCGGGGAAATCGCGGACCGCACCTATTCATCCTTCGAGGCGACGGCTACGGTCTTCGCTGACAACTCCATCATCCTCAACGCGCTCGGCCTCTCCACGGAGAAGCAGTTGGATTTGCAAGAGGCGCTCAATAACTCCCTCGTGATATCGGGCGCGCGCGGCGACAAGGCGCGGCGCATCCAAGAGGCCTTTACGAAGGCCATGGGCTTGGGCGCTCTCCGGGGCGATGAACTCAATGCGGTGTTGCAAGTGGGGGGCAAGGTGGCCCAACTGCTCGCGGACGAGCTAGGGGTCCCGGTCAACGCTCTCCGCGCCCTCGGCGAGCAAGGGCTCATTACCGCCGAGGTGTTCCAAAACGCGCTCCTCAACAACATGGAGGAATTGCGGAAGCAAGCCGAGGAGATGCCCGCGACGATTGCGGACGGGTTCATCCGGGTCCAGAACGCGCTTTTCCGTTTCATCGGAACGGCCGATGAGGCTTCGGGGGTTAGCTCGGCCATCGCGGGATTCCTCGTGGCCATCGCGGAGAACATCGGCCCCGTTATCACGGGGGTGCTCGCGCTCGCGGGGGCCTTCGCCGTGGTGAAGGGCATTCAGTTGGCGCGCGACCTCTACGGGGTCATCACCGCGCTCTTGGCCATGGTGCCGGCGATTGCGAAGGTCACCCTCGCCTTTGCCACCAACCCCTTCGGCCTCGCGGCGCTCGCCGTTACCGCCATCGTCACGGCGCTCATCGTTGCCTCCGGTGGCATGGACAACTTCTTGGCCGCGGTGCAACGGGTGGCCAAAGCGGTCTTGGATGCTCTTTGGCCCTTGGTGGAGCCCGTGGTGGCTTTCATGAAGTCCATCGGGGACGCGATTAAGGCACTCGCCATCTATCTCGGCCTCACTGCCCCCGAGGAGGCAGCGAAGGCGGAGGAGGCAATTGCCAAGGTCGATGAGGTGACCAAGGGAGCGGCGGCCTCCCTTGGGCAGTACGGCGCCGAGGGGAAGAAGGCCGCCGAGGCCATCTCCGGGGGCATGTCCTCGGTGGAGACTTCCGTGGGTCAAGCCAACACCGCTATTCAGAATCTGGACCGCACCTTCGATAATCTCATCTGGACGATGAATGGGGGCATTGAGCGCGCCAAGGAACTCTTCTCGGCCCTCCAATCGGTGGGAGGCTCCTCGGGTTCCTTCCAAACGCTTTCGGGCGGGGGCGCCGATTCCATCCAAGCGCTCGCCGGGGGCGGTCCCGTGCGCGGCGCCGGAACCGGCACGAGTGACTCCATCCTCGCGCGGCTCTCGAATGGGGAGTTTGTCATGAAGGCCAAGGCAGTCCGGAAGTGGGGTGTGGGGTTCCTCTCCCGCCTCAACCACGGCCTCCCGGCCTTCGCCGAGGGCGGCATGGTGTCGCCTCGGCTTCTGCCCTCGCCGGATCTCCAAGGCTTGACCGGGGGGTCGGCGGGCCGGCCGCTATCTCTCACCATCGGCGGGGAGACTTTTGATGGACTTATGGCGCCGGATGCCGTAGCGGATAAGCTCGTGAGGTTCGCGACGGGACGCGCGGTTCGCCGCTCCGGGTTGACCCCTTCTTGGTATAAGTGAGGCGCGCATGGCCACCATCCCAACGATGCTCTCATTGGTAGGTGTGGGCATCCCGCCGTATTCCGCGCGCGGGCTCGTGCAAACCTTGAGCCCGATAAGCGCGGCCACCCAACTCCGGCGCACCGTCAACGGTGGGCTCTTGGACGTGGCGGACCCCTTGTTCCAGAAGTACCAATCCACCATCACGGGGAGCGATGTGGACCCCCCGGCCGTAGAGGCCACGTGGCCCGGGCGGGTGCTTACGGTCGGGTGCATCGTGGAGCTTTCCCGCGCGGCCGCCACCGATGAGGACACCACCGAGGGCGCCGATGAGTTCGGGCGCGACGTTGTGCCCGGGTCGATCCGCATTGCGGACGGCTTCGTGTTTTACCGCCCTCTTCTGCAAATGCGCGTGACCGGGTGGTCTGCCAACTCCGATGAATGGGCGGCCGCCACGGACTGGACCCTATCCCTCGAGGAGGTGTGATTTGGCCTTCTATTTCGCATGGGTCGATAAGGACGAAACCACCTTCGGGGATGAGCATATCCGGAACGATTCGGATGTGTTTAGCCTCAACTTGATTCACGCCGAGGGGGACTTCCCCTCCTTGGAGGTGGATATTCTCAACCCCCGAAGGGGCCTCCTCGCGCCGAGCCGGAAGCGGTGGGCTTGGCTTTCCTACCGGAAGCAGGACAACACGGTGGTGCCCCTGTTTTTCGGGCGCATCGTCGGCGTGCCCCAAGATGTGCAAGACAACATCATCCGCGTTACGCTCCTCGCGCGCCCCGCCGATTTTGAGGAGCAGAAGGCCGCGCTCGCCGAGGCTCTCAAGGTCGCGCCGTATTGGGACCCGGTATGGTTCTCGGAGCAGGATGCGATATCGCCGGATGCGGTGCTTGAGGGGTATTCATCCCTTTGGCATATCGACCGGGTGACCGGCGAGGTCACGGCTTCGGATATCATCCAAGGCGAGGACGGCCAAATCGACTTCGCCGCGGCGAAGGTTTTCTATGACTCGGTCTCCATCACGTATGGGGAGCCCCCCGCCCGCAAGCTCACGCTCGAGGCCACCGTCAATTGGCAGCAAGCCGGGCAAGGGGATATCGATATCACGAGCCTCCTCTTGGCGAAGTTCAAGGGCGAAACCTCCAACGGGGTCTATTCGGTTAGCCGGGCGCCCCGCACCTCCGAGGGGGTCATCAACATCATCCCCGGCGAGGAGATGATTGACGCATGGCCATCCTTCGGTGATGCCATCGGGGGCGGGTGGTCCGTTGGGGCCTCCCACGCTCGCGTGGTCGGAGAAGCCCCGCTCCCGCCGATCCTGCTCCCGAACCGGGAAGCCATGGCCGCGGTGGAGCAATGGGAGGACTTCCCCGGATCTCCCACGGCCCTCCGTACCCTCTTCGATAGGTCCCCCGGCTTCGTTGTCGAGATTGAGAACACCACGAAGCCGTGGCTCGACGCCTTCGGATGGGCGGCGCACGGGGACGTGAATGTGCTTTGGGTGCCCATCTGGCAAATCTCGGTTGCCATGAAACTGCATTGGGAGGCGGCGCGGGACCGGAGTGAGGTTCTCTCCTTCTCGGTGGTCGCGGATGTGCAAGAGCTTCTCACCGATTCCGAGGATGAGGAGGTTGTCAATCTTAGCGTGGGTCCCGCGGATGTGGACGACTACATCGGGGACTCGCGCCGGGATGCGTACTTCCGCTCCGACCGTGGCGCTCAAACCCTGCAAAATCTCCTTGCCCGGGCGCGGGCGCATCTGCTCGCGCGGGCGCGGGCGGTGGAGGTGAGCTTCGCCGTTCCCTTCGAGGAGGGGCTCTCCCTCTCGTGCCGGCACAATGCCACCATCGTGGACCCCCGTATCCCCGGAGGGGTGGCGGCCGGGAAGGTCAAGGGGTACTCCCTCACGTGCGACGGTAACACCGGCGCCATGCTGGCCTCCATCACCATCGGGTGCACGGTGGGGCGCGACGGGACTATTTCCGTGGTGCCCGGGACCCCCACCTACGTGGAGGCCGGGTATGTGGCGGCCGGGTATCAGGAAGAGGTGGACGCAATTATCGTCCCCCTCCCGGGTCAACTCGGCTATTCGCTGGCCAACTATTCCCCCGTGGGCGACGGGGTTAGCTTCTTCTCCGTTACCCGAGCGCGGCACCTCTTGTCCCTCGAAGTAGAGGGAGGCTTGGATAAGCAGCGGGAGGAAGCCCAAAACGCGGGCGCCTCCGATACCCCCAACACGGGGACGGCCGTGATGGACAAAATCAACGGCTATAAGACTCGAGTCAAACTCACGTTGAAGCCGGTAACGGGGGGCCCCTTCGAGACTCCGGTTACCCCCGTGGTTACGGCGCTCAAGGTGCCCCGCACCATCAACATGGAGGCAGAAGGGGCGGCCGTCTATCTGGCGGGCACCATCAACGCGGACCCCACCCTCTCGGGCTTCCTCGCCATTGAGCAATCCCTCGGCGGCACCATCAACGCGGACCCTGCCCTCACCGGCGCCCTCGCAATCGGGCATCTGCTCGGCGGCACCATCAACGCGGACCCAACCCTCACCGGCGAGATAGCCGAGGCGGTTGAGCCGCTCGGTGGCACCATCAACGCGGACCCGACCATCACCGGCGCCCTCGCAATCGGGCATCTGCTCGGCGGCACCATCAACGCGGACCCGGCCCTCACCGGCGCTCTTGAGGTTGAGCAATCCCTCGGCGGCACCATCAACGCGGACCCGGCCCTCACCGGCGCCCTCGCAATCGGGCATCTGCTCGGCGGCACCATCAACGCGGACCCAACCCTCACCGGCGAGATGGAGGAGCCCGGGCCGAGCACGAATGCGTGGCGGTATTGGAGGCTTGTGTTCGCCGATGATACGGGCGGAGGCGGGCTGGACGCGAGCGAATGCGAGCTTATGGTTGGCGGCGTTGACCAGACCGGCTCCGGGTATGCTACGGCATCCACCACGTTCGACTCGACGCTCAAGCCAGACAATCTCTTTGACAACAACACGAGCACGCGGTGGGCCTCCGGGTTTGAGAGCGGGCAAGAAATCGTCCAATACGACTTCGGGCCCGGGAACGATAAGGCGATTGACTCGGTGTCTTGGCGGGTTGCTACCCTCGCCACCCGGGGCCCGAGCGCTATTAGCGTGGAGTGCTCCACGGATGGGATTACGTGGGAAGTTGCCCATACCGTGGGGAGCCTTTCTTGGGCATCCAACACGGAGAAGAAGACTTGGGGGTTCACGGCTCCGACTAGGACCGGGGTCATCGACCCGCTCTCCGGGGTCCCGTCCACGAAGAAGTGGCGTTGGTGGAAGGTGCGCGTTTCCGATGTGGGCACGCTCGGAACTGGCGTGGACACCTCCGAGGTGGAGTTGAGGGTTGGCGGCGTTGACCAGACCGGCTCCGGCACGGCCACCGCAACCTCGAGCTTTGATGGGACGGTACTGCCCCCGAATGCTTTCGATAATAACACGAGCACCCGTTGGGCTTCTGACTTCACCGATACTTGGCCGCAAGAGTTGTTCTATGACTTCGGCGATGGTAACGATAAGGCTATTGATAGCATTACTTGGCGAGTAGCAACGGCCCTCAATCGCGGCCCGCGCGACTTTTCTATTGAGTGCTCCTATGACGGTGGCGAGACATGGGCCCTCGCATATTCCGAATCGGGTTTGACGTGGGCGAGTTCCACGGAGACCAAGACTCGGAGCTTTACCACGCCGACCCGTGGGGTCTCCGCCGATGTGAACGCTACTCGGCTCGGGGGTGTCATCAACGCCAACCCGACCCTCACCGGAGCGTTGGACTTCGTCCAGACTCTAGAGGGCACCATCAACGCCAACCCGACCCTCACCGGGTCCATCCTTGATCGGGCGGAGAACTACTTCGCTCGCATGACAACCCAAGAGGGAACCGACGCTAAGAACCTGATTCGGGACCTCATCGACCAGATAGACACCCGAGTTCCCGCTTTGTGGGCTAAGGCAGATTGGTTCGCTTTCCACGGCCTCAACACCGAGCAGGCCGCCTTGCTCAATCTTGCCAATCGCCGAGGGAATGCGACTAAGGTAGGCTCCCCGGTCTTTACGGCCGAGTTGGGCATTGCCGGTTCCGGGACGGCCGGCAACTACTATGACACCGGCATTGACCCCTCCGCGGGCGGCACCCGGTGCACCCAAAAGGACGCCTCCATGTTTGTTTGGTCGCGGACGGACTTGTCCGTGGGCGGGGGTGACTCCAATGACTTCGGCGGGGGCAATGCCCAAATCCGCCGCAACGGCACCACCGCGGGGAGGTCTTCCGGCCGGGCGAACACGAGCGGCTCCGTGGCATTCTCCATCGCCTCGGGTGCTTACCCCGGCATGACCGGCTTTGTCCGCACCTCCTCCACCCTTTGGGAGGGGTATAGCCAAGGCGAGGACTCGGGTGGCGGCACGGATGCGAGCGCGATTGCCTCCGGGTCCATCAAGATCGGAGCGGTTAGTGCGGCCGGAAGTGCCGGCGCCAACCAACTGGCATTCACCCTATTCGGCGGGTCCCTCTCGGCTTCCGAGGTGCGGGAGTTGCGCCGGGTTCTCCGCGACTTCTTGGACGCGTGGGATATCCTCCATGGCAACCTCACGGCGCCCACGGCCATCTCGGATATCATCACCGACCTCGGCACCGATTTGGCCGAGTATTGGGACGCGGACAATCTGGCGGGCTCCACCATCACCTCCGGCGAGCTTGAGACTTGGCTCGGCCTCAAGAATGCGACGGCCGCGACTCAAGCCACGAGTGCAAACCGCCCCACCCCGGAGACGGGAACGTTTAACGGCCGCGATGCCGTGGACTTCGATGGGGGCGATTATCTCCGCGCCTTGTCCGGGTTCCCCGCGGCTATTCCATCCGGATCGGCCCCGAGCGAAATGTGGGCTTTGGTCTCTCAAGATCGGGCAGCGGGAACCACCGGCACCAACAACATCATGTCCTATGGCGACTCGGGGGCAACGGGCGACTACCGCGCTATGCAGCGGGTGGTCTCGGGTGGCGTGAACCGGGCTCGAGGCGTTGGCGGTACGGGCTCGGCCGATGCGGTGGCGCTGGATACCGTGAAGGACTTTTCGGGTATCCATGTTGTTCGGGTCCAATTCACGGCCACGCAAATCATCACTACCGTGGATGACATGAATCCCGTGGTGACCTCCAACACTCTCGCGGGCACGGCCACCACGGCCCTAGCTCTCGGATCGAGCACCACGGGCGGCGGGCCTCTTGCCGGCAAGGCCAACAAGTTGCTCATCACCGGGCCCCTCTCTAGTGCGGTCGCCCGTGGACTTCGCGACTATCTCATGGGATACGGTGGCATTGGCGGCAAACCCGAGGTCCCACCATCAAACGCGCTAGTGCTCGACGGGGAGACCCTCGAGCTGGATGGCGAGACATTGGTACTGTAAGGAGGGCTGGACATGGCCATTGACATTGAAGCGCCCGATACCGCGCAAGCGGCGGCTCTCACGGCCGCCCTTCTGGCGTTGGTGCCCCCCGTGTTGCCGATTGGCATTCAACGGATCACGGCAACAGGGACCTATACCAAAACGGCCGGCACAAAGACGGTGCTCGTTTTGGGGCAGGCACCGGGCGGAGGCTCGGGTGCGGTCGGTCCGACTAACGGGGCGATGATGGCGGGGTCTGGCTCCGCGGGGGAGACTCGAATCGGGGTGTTCGATGTGTCCTCCGTGGGCACGGTGTCATGCACCATCGGAGCCCCCGGTACGGCTGGAACCTCGGCGGGAGCCGGTGGTGATGGCGCGGACGTGGTCTTCGGCGCTTACATGACATGCAAGCCCGGGAAGGGCGGCGGGGGCATCGACACCAATCTAGGGATAGGGACCTCCGGGGCTCAACACGACAACGGGTCCGGGGGTGTTCAAATCCCCAATGCGAATCTGCCCGGTCATAATGCGGTGGTTTCGTCAACCGTTGAGAGTATGCGCTTTAACGGGGCCCCCGCCTTTTTCGGCGGCGCGGTTCCGGGGTTGCGGTTCTCCACCCCTCCGGCGAGCGTAGCATTCGGCGTTGGCGGAAGTAGCGCGTCCAAGCCATCCGGGACCACCACCTTCGACGGAGTGGCGGGCGGGGCGGGGTGCTTGTATATCATCGAATTTGGCTAGGAGCTTCCCCTCTCGAGGGGCATCGTGTAATAGACTTTCAACACCAAACAGGAGGCTATCATGGCCGGACTTTCCACCTACTTCTCCTCGGCGATTCTCAACTGGATTCGCTCTACGTCCATGCCTTCCGATCCGGCCGCCGTGTATATCGGTTTGCACTCGGCCAACCCCACGGACACGGGGGCTACTGGCGAGGTCACCACGACGATTCGACCAGCCGGCCGCGTGGCGGTTACCTTCGCCGCTCCTTCATCGAAGGCCATCGCTTCCGATGCGGACGTGGACTTCGGCAACGCGGACGCAGGTGCAACGGTCACCCACTTCTCCTTGTGGGACGCGTCCTCTTCGGGCAACTGCCTCGGCACCGCGGCACTCACCACCCCGCGCACCATCGTTGCCGGAGATCCGGTGCTATTCCCGGCCGGTGATATCATCTTCGATATCAACTAGGTCGGAGCCTCACCATGCCCGTTTCCTTCCGCCCGGGTATCGGGCTCGAGCGCGCCTTCCGATCCTTCTTGCCCGCCACGGGTAAGCCGGATCGGAAGCGCGTCTACTGGCGCGGCCGGGAGAACTCCAACGGGCGGACCACGGATACCGAGGGCTCCGACATTCCAACGCTCGAGTGGGAGGCATTGGCGCCCGTCCAGACGGTCACCCTTCCCGGGGTGGGGTTCTCGGTTGACCTCGGCGGGGAAGGCCCCGACACTCTGCAAACTGAAACCTCCCGCCAAACCGAAGTGGTGCGCGTGTTTAGCGACTCGGACCCGGAAGCCTATATTGACGTGGAGCGCATCAAGCGCATCGACTTCCGGAACGAGTCCAAGCTCACCCGTCGCTTTACCTTGAAGTGATGCCATGGCCCCTTTCGTTCTGGACCCGTTTCAAACTATCGTTGGTTTCAACCTCGGCCCTCCGCCAAGTACCGAGGACCCTCCTTCGGAGTATGAGTGGATTATCCGGGTTGGGATTCAGGATATCGACCCGAGCGGACCTTTCACCGTAACATTCTCCTCTTCGGTATCCGAGGGCATGGACCTCGTGGACTACTTGGGAGCGGGGGAGGATGAGCCAGAGTCCAAGAAGTGGGACTTGTATGGATTGAAATATCCACCAACGGACACTGATGGGAATCCGATATACTACACGGTTCGGTGGGATATATCGGGCTCCACATCAAACCCGGCCCCGGGCATAGAGCTTCAAGCGTTTATCGACGTTCAAGAGGGAACGGGTGGACCAACTGGCGGCGCCGGCATCTTCGAGACTCCTTTCTCTAAGGAGTTGAGCATGGTGCCTGATGGGATGGGCGGATGGACTATCTCGGTGGATTAGCGAGCGTTGACAATAGCGCCTAATGCGGGGCATACCGTAACGGAACTAGGAGCCCACCATGCCGATCTATCGCACCACTGGACCATGGGGAGCCGGCAAGGGCTCCAATCTCTCCCCTACCGAGGTGGACGAGAATTTCCACGACCATGAGGAGCGCATCCTCTCCCTCGAGACTACTCCCCCCGTTGGGGTGGGCATCGTTTCCTTCACCGTGACGGGGCGCCGGTTCTCCGTGAACCTTTCGGACTCCTCGGTGCAAGGCCCGTTCCTGCTCCCCACCGCGGCCTTCCGGTGGAGCGACGAATGGGAGGCGGGCACGACATATGAGGAGCTTGACATTTTCACGCGCAATACCGGCGACGTGGAAACGGATGGCCTCTATCTGGTGTTCGGAACATATGCCGCGCCGGCCGCGACCACCGAGGACCCGGACCCGTTTGATCCGGACGTCTCGGATACCGAAGGCCCGCTCTTGCAAAAGGTGCTAGGGGTGGCACCTACGCATCGCCCGGTGCGCCGTCCCACTTCTGACTTCACCCTCGGCACCACTCACGTGGGCGCCTACACCCGAATCGAAAACACGGGCACGACCACCGACATAACGGTCCTCGCGTGGGGAGAGGGTGAGCCCGCCGAGGGCTCCGAGTTCCGCTTCTATAACGCGGGCGACATGGACGCGGCGTTCGCCTCGGACACTTCGGTAACCATCAACTACCTCCCCGGAAGGACCGGCACGTTCGGTCCCGGCGCCTCGGTGCTGCTCACCTACGTGGGCGCAAACGAGTATGACGCCTCCGGGGACTTCGCGGAAATCACAGTCTAGGAGAGCGTCATGTTTTTCACTTCCCCCAAGGGCATCAACTTCCTCGAGGATTCGGAGAGCGTGGTGCTTGTCGCGTACCCCGATGTTGGGGGTGTCATCACCATTGGGCCGGGCCTCACCGAGCTATCCCCCGCCTTCCGCAAGCGTTGGCGCTCGGAGCATGGAGGGCGCCCCCTACGGAAGGGCGACAAGATCACCCTCGGGGACGCCCGTCGCTACATGCGGGATGTGCTCGCCGAGGAGTTTGAGCCGGCCGCCCGGACGGTCCAACCCAAGGAGCAGCATGTGATGGATGGGGTGGTCTCCGTCCTATGGAATTGCGGCACCGGCGCGGCCAAGTGGAAGTGGGCATTGCAGATCAAGCAGGCCGCCGCGCACGCGGTGGAGTCGTCCCCCTACGTGGCGCACATCGAAGCGGGGGCCAAGCTCCTCCTCACCACGGCCATCACCTCGGCCGGCCGGGTGTGGAATGGGCTCAAGCTCCGCCGAGCGCGCGAGGCGAACCTTATCCGGACCGGTTCCTACACCTCCGGGTCCGCCGCGTTCTCCACCTCCAAGGCGGATATTCAGGCTTACCAATCCGACCTCGCCAAGCTCGGCTATTACAAGGGCATCATCGACGGGAAGCCCGGGGCCCTCACCAAGGGCGCCGTGCTCAATTTCCAGCGGGCCACGGGGCTCCTCCCGGACGGGAAGGTCGGTCCAGCTACGCGCGCGGCGCTCAAGCGCGCGGTGGCGGCCAAGGGGCAGAACACCACGGCGCTCGGCGCGGGTGCCTCCTCGGCGGGCGGCGCCGGCCTCGGCTTCAACGTCGATGGACCCACCATGCTCCTCATTGCCGGGGGCGCCATCCTCGTGCTAATCGTGGCCTTCGCCATCTGGAACAATCGTGGGCGCATCCTCGGGAAGCGCACCCTCGCCTAGGGAGAGACCCCCATGTCAATTCTCGTTTTCCTCGCGGCCTCGGTAATTGTGCTGCTCACCGTCTACGGGCCGAAGGCTATTGCCTCCGGCGCCCGGGAACTCTTCGGCGCCGCGGTCGGGTCCGCGTGGCCCGTCTCGTGGCGCACCCTCGCGCTCGCCATCGCGGCCGCCATGCTCTTCCTCTCCCTCATCCTCTCGGCGCCGGCTCCTCCGCCCTCCCCGGTGGCTTCCGCTTCCTACGTGCTCAAGGGCACCCGGGCCGAGGTCTATGACGCGGTGCGCGCTTTCCAGAAGGCCAACGGCCTCGAGGTGGACGGCATCGTCGGACCCGAAACCTTTCCTCACCTCTACTCGACTCGATAAGGAGACCTCCCCATGGGGCGCATCCAAGAATTTCTCCGCGATGCGGTCGCGGGGCTCGGCGATTGGTGGGCGGGGGTGCGAGTCCCCGTGCTTGCCTTCCTCGCCTTCACCCTAGGGCTCCTCGAGCTTGTGGACCCCTATGCCCTTTCCTACGTGCTCCCGGACCGGTGGGCGGGCTTGGCGCCGCTCGCGCTCGGCGCTGCTATCTTCCTCCTCCGGAAAGCCGTCCCGGCGAAGCCGGAGGTTGAAGAAGTGGAGCCCGACTATGAGACCGGCGAGGACAAGGCCGATGGCCCCTAAGCCCCGGCCGGAAGGCCAGCGCATTACCTTTGACCCGACCACATGGGCGACGGACGAGGTGTTCATCATAGGAGGTGGCACCTCCGTTCGGCCCGAAGTGGTATCGGCCCTCGAGGGCCGGGCGCGCACCCGAACCATCGTGGTCAACTCCTCCTATCGTATCGCCCCATGGGCGGACACCCTCTTCTTCGCCGATGAGCGCTGGATAAACGAGGAGCTAGCTAAGAGGCCAGACCTCATCCGCTCCTTCGCGACCACGCGCGAGGCCATCGGCATAATCTCGCGCCCGGATCTCCCATGGCTAAGGTCGGCGCATCGGTTGAGCCGGCCGGGCCTATCGGTCCATCCCGACAAGATTCAGATGCAATACTCCTCCGCCACCGGAGCTATCAACATAGCTCTCCTCCGTGGCGCCAAGCGCTTGGTGCTCGTGGGGATGGACAACCGGGACGGGGATGAGGTGGACGCCAAGGGCTACGCTCGAGTCCACTATCACGAAGAGTATAAGTGGCCCCGCCACGCGAAGGGGTGGGAGATGAAGCAGAAGGAGGCGGCCGCCATGCTGCCCGGCATCTCCCACTTCGGCGCCGAGGTCATCAACGCGAGTCTCATCTCCACCTTCCCTTGGTGGCCAAAGGTGGACCTCGCCGATTGGTTGAAGGAGAATCCGCCATGTTGACCGCGAAGCTATGGGGCACCACCGAGGACTTGGTTCGCACTCCCCTTTGCGAGATTCACCGCATCCGGGTCCTCCCCGGGGGCTTCTGCTCCGACCATATCCACAAGCACAAGTGGAACGCCTTTGCCGTGCTCGAGGGCATCTTGGACGTGGAGTATGCCGGCGCCTCCGTATCCCTCACTCGGGGCGATGTGGTCGCGGTGCCTCCTAACGTGGAGCATCGCTTCTTCAACCATTCCTCCAAGCCGGTGCTGGCCCTTGAGGTTTACTATCCGGAGGTGCTATCGGAGGACATTGTTCGGTCCAACACCGGGGGAATCCTATGATCGGCGAACTAGCTTCCTCCTTGATTGATGCCCTCGGCTCCCTCGTTTCATCGGTTCTGCCTTGGTGGACCGGGCCGGCCTTGTGGGCGGGGCTCGGCCTCGCCGGGCTCATCGCCGTGCTCTTGCTCGTCAAGCTCCTCAAGGATGTGGGAGGGTGGCCGCTCGTGGGAGGCTTCTTCGCAACTCTGGCGTCTATCGCCTCCGGGGTCTATGGTTTCATCCGCGGCCGCGACTATGAGCGCGCCCGGCAACCGAAGCCTACCCCCTCCAAGCCTCCCCGTAAGTCTATCTTCGGGCGAAAGGGATGAACTCTCATGGCCCCGATGGACCCGACAGTAAAGCAGGCCATCGCGGCCGCCTCGCGCCGCTCCGCCCGGGAAGCGGTCCGTGAGACGCTCCTCACCCTCGGCATCGACGCGAGCACGCCCGCGGAGATCCGGGAGGTGCAAGCGGACTTCGCCTTCCTCCGAAGACTTCGCACGGTGACGGGAATCCGGAATACCAAGTTCTCCATCATCGTCTTCTCAACGCTCATGACCCTGCTAGGCGGAGTCGTTGGCTCTTGGCTCCAAAAAGTAACGGGGTGGTAATATGACCGAGCAACTCACAGATGACGCGCTCCGCGCGGCCGTAAAGGCTTGGGTTGATGCGGGCGGGCGGAAGAGCCGCGCCGCGGCTGCTCTTGGCGTTCCGCGCACCACGCTCATCGGGTGGCTCCGGGAAGCGGAGAACCGGCTCGGCATCGTGCTCGGCAAGATGGCGGACGGCCACGTGCATGAGGTGGAGTATGAGCGCATGCCGCTCCCGGCCGAAGGGGAGGTGGCGCGCTACGTGCTCACCTCGGTCCAGAACAACACCCACCTCCACCCCGCATGGTTGAACCTCAAGGCATACGCGGACCACCTCGGCGCAAAGTTCCTCGTGGGCACCTTCACCTATGACAAGGACCGTTTCGGGCCGAAGTCGGTGAAGCGCGGCCGCACCAAGAAGGAGGACTTTGAGTCCCTTTGGTATGCCCCGGAGGCCGAGCCCTTCTTCACCGACAAGAAGATTGAATTGGCGCCGGCCTTGATGTGGTGCGGCTACATCAACATCATCCCCACCGCTCGGCGCCCCCTCTCCGGGTTGGAGACCCACAACGGCCGCAAGTCCAACATCTTCCCCCACGTGAAGATGGCCATGGAGTCCGTGCCGTCGATGCCGGGGGAAGGCACCAAGTTCAACTTCACCACCGGCACCATCACGCAACGCAACTATATCCAGAAGAAGACGGGGCAGTTGGCGGAGGAGCAGCACTCCTATGGCGGAATGCTCGTGGAGGTCGACTCCAAGGGAGCGTGGTGGGTTCGCCCCCTCATCATCGACGCCAACGGTCACATCTATGATGTGGGTCCATCCGGATCTCCGCCCGTTCGGGTGGTGGAAGGAGTGGTGCTCGAGGACGCCAAGGTGGAGGCCATCGTGTGGGCAGATGCCCACGAGGCCGAGATGGAGGATTGGGTGCGCAAGCTCGCGTGGGGTCGCGGCGGCATGCTCAACACCCTCCGTCCCCGGGTCCAGATTGTGCACGATATCTTATCTATGCGCTCGCGCGGCCACCACGACATGAAAGACCCCCACGTCCTCTTCGGCAAGTTCGCCCGCAAGGAGGATCGGGTGGAGGGAGAGGTGGAGAGTTGCGCCCGGTGGCTCGGCGAGTCACACCGGGAATGGTGCTCCACCGTTGTGGTGCCCTCCAATCATGATCGGCATCTCGAGCGCTGGCTCAAGGAGGAGGACCCGCGCAAGGGCGACCTCCCCAACTGGCGCTATCACACCGAGCTTCAACTCGCCTACCTCCGCGCGCTCGAGGGGCAGGCCAACACGTTCAACGTGCTCGAGCACGCGCTCCGCGCCAAGGGCATTCCCGAGGGGGTGCGCTTCCTCGCCGAGGACGAGAGCTACGTCCTATGCCGCGATATCGACGGGGGCATTGAGTGCGGCCTCCACGGTGACCGGGGAGTCTCCGGCGCCCGGGGCTCCACCCAATCCCTCACCCGGCTCGGCCGCTCCGTCATCAAGGGGCACGACCACACGGCCACCGTGCGGGACCGGGTCTACTCGGTGGGTGCCTGCTCCCTCCGCTTCCCCTACATGCGGGGTCCGGGCGCGCACTCCATCACCCACGCGGTGGTCTTCGAGAATGCCAAGGTGCAACTCATCACCATGTGGGACGGGAAGTGGCGCGCTTAGTACCCATCGGTATCAAGCTCCTCTTCGTCTGCCCACACGGGCGGGTGGCGAACTTTCTCGGATACCTCGCCGGGCGCTCGCCGGTTCGGCTCCACTCCCTCGAGCGCGCACATGTAGAGGTGGCACGCCTTCCGGTCCCATGAGGCGCCGGGCATGCCGGGGACCTCAACGTCCAAAAGCAATCGCTGGAATACGGGGTAAGTGGCCTCAAACTCTTTTCGCGTGTGCATAAGCTCGTCTCCCTGAAAAACTGCCCCCGAGGCTTGGCCAGCGGCGGCAAAGTCGAGACCCCCGCTTGTGCCGACACCGGAGCGGGGGCTAAACCGCTCCACGGGCTTCTATGGGGGCCTAGCGTGGATGAGGTATAATCATACCGTATCGATCGGATAGAAGTCCTCCCACGTGGGCGAAGTCCGCCCCGCGATGATGGCGAAGCGGTACGCGCGGGCCATCTCGGCATGCTCGGCCGCCATGTGTTGATGGTGCCGAGCTAGGGTCGGCCACCCGCGCGCCGCGGCGACGGTCGCGTCTCGGTGGGAATGGGCGGCAAGGCGGGATTGGTTGCCCACCTTGTCCAAGGCCTTCTGCATTGCGCGGCTCATTAGAAAAGCTCCATCTGATTCACCGGGGGCGGGATGCGGGCGGCGCGGCCGGCGAGGTATGCGCGGGCGCGGTCGAAGCGGCCGTTACGCTCCTCGGCTTCGGTGAAGAGTCCCTTGGCGGCGCCGGTGGCATAGGCCTCGGCGAGGGAGCGGGTGCGGTAGCCGATGACCATATTGCCGAAAGCATCTGCGACATAGTAGGCGCCGGCAATCTTGGTGACCCAAAAGAGTTCCATTGGTTCGCTCCGTTTCGATGCCCCTATATAGGAGCAGACTCGGAGCTTGTCACTCCGAACCCGGGGGAGCGGTTACCGAACCGTTAACGGAAAATCTAAGGGAGGTGGAACCTTTCCGATCACTCGAGGGTTTTTGAGCCACGTTCGCAATGGTGCGGCCGTATCTAGGAGACCTCGAATGACTAAGACACTCCACGCCCTCTCCCTCGCCTTCGACGGAAACTCAACCTCCCTCCTCTTCGAGGACTACGCAACCCTGCTCGCCACCCGGGGCGCCCTCGGGGGCGCCAACATCCCCGGCCTCCTCGTTTCCGAAGAGGCCAGCAACCGCCACGCCTTCGACAAGCCGGCATCTGCTCTATCCTTCGCCCGGCTTTGGGTCTCGTCCCTCGGGGGCAAGGCGCCCGCGGAGGATCGGCCGGCCGAGGAGGCCCCCGCGCTCCCCGACCACATCGCGGCCGACAAGACCCATAAGGGCCGGGTTATGGCGATGCTCCTCCGGCCGGGTGGGGTGGCGGCGGACGAGATTGTGGCCGAGTTCGGCATCAAGCGCGACTCGGCCACTGCCTTGATAAGCACTGCATGCGCGAAGCACGGCTACACCTCACACCTCGAGGAGGGGAGGTATACCGCGCAACGGGGGAGGGAGACGCATGTGGCCTTCGCGAAGCGGGGACGCGCCAAGGCGTCCTCCTCCGTCACGCGCCACTAGAGGATGAGGGGGAGCACCTTTTGAAGGCGCTTCCCCAACTCCTCCTTCAAGGCGTTGATGACCTTCCCGCGGCTCCCCTTGACGAATGGGAGGTCCGAAGCCAGATGCGCCACGAGGTTGAGGCCGAGGGCCACCCGCTCCTCGGAGGTGAGGTCGGCAACATCCATCCGAGCGATGATATCCCGGAGCGCCGATTGCGCCGGGGTCAAGGGCGCCGGCAATGGGAGGGACTCGGTCTTGCCGAGGTCGGGAGCTTGCATCATAGGTCTCCGTTGGTTGAGCATAGAGTGAGTGCCTTGATGGCATCCACGGGAGTTTGGACGAGGGTGGCGATGGAAGCAAGCTCCGACTCGGTCACTCCCTCCATCAATCGGCGGCCGTGGTTACCGGCGAGGACGTAGCGTTTCGCCTCGGGGTGGGAGCCGACTTGGAGCAGGAAGGCTGCAGCGCCCCCCGCGCGGAGGCGAGCCTCGGCCCATTCGACTTGGGCCAAGGTGGGCTCGTGCCCCCACCGGAGCCGGCCGGCGCGCGACGGCCGCGGCGCCACCTTTAGCTCGGCCGTGAAGCAGCACCCATCAAAGCAGCCGTCCGCGTCCGGATCTCCCAAACCCACCGCGTTCTCAACGCGGCGGATATGGAGGAGGTCTTCGAGGTCGAAGATGGCTCGGCGCAACCAAGCCCAAAGGGAAGCCTCGGTGGCCATCGGTCAACCCGCGTCTATTGCATCGCGGGGGTAGCGAATCACATCACCCGGAGGATCAGGGCGCCTTGCGGGAAGCTCGAAGGCATCCTCCACCTTGGGGCGCCGGTGGCGGAGCGTATCCCCGTCAAGGCCGAACGACTCGGCCGGGTTGTCCGGGAACTCCCCCGAGTGATGGGAGGCGTCCGGTTCCTCGGGCGGGAACTCGGGACCGTTCGGCCCCTCCACGGTGGCGGTGGGGAACAACGCCCGGCGCCGAGCGGCCGCATCATCCATCCCGGTAATGGATGCCGTAATGCAGATGTGCTTTGTGCCATAGTGGTCACACCCCTCATCGACGCAAAGGCCCTCCTCCTTGAGCTTATCGCGCTTGGAGGCATCGCGCTCGGCTTGCAAATCCGCGAGGTGCGCCACGATGGCCTCGGCCGAGTGCAATAGGTCTGCCTCCTCCGGCGAGTGGCGCCGGTTGTCAATCATCGTGCCGTGAAGTTGCGCGTCTATGAGGATGGCACACCCGGCAATGACGGCGCCGAGGTTGTGGATATTCGAATCGCGGGTATTGTCCTCACCCACCTCGAAGAGGCGGAGGTGACGCAAGGCGCCCTTGATGTAGGTTCGGGCCTCCACCGGTTGGTCCCGCCAGTTGCGGAACCCATACTTGTTGGCGCCATCCGCGAGCGCCAAGCATGCGTGGATGTGAGCAGACAAGGGGAATTGGTCAAGCGGCGGCTTCTTGTCCCCGAAAATCTGCTTCGGGTTCGGGGGCATTTTCGGTTCAATAGTCATCTTCGGCCTCCGTTAAGGGGTTGGCGTTGAGAATTTCTTGGAGCCCTCGGCCGGCCACGTGGTCGGCTATCTCGATTCGTTGCTCCACCGTGTTGAGTATGTAGCGGTCCACCCCGGGCGCGATGAGGTCCACGAGTTGCACATTCTCGCCTCCCATTACGGTGGCGCGCTCGTTTCCCTGCTCCCGGAAGATGCCGGAGAAGGTGTGGCTATACCATAGGATGAGACCGGCCGGAAGGAGGAGGCCGCGCCCCGCGGACTGGCATTGCGCCACGAGGACGACCTTGCGCCCCTCGAGTTCCGGGAACTCCTTTCGGATGCGCTGCTTCTCCTCGGCCTTGACGCGCCCATGGTACTCCCAAACCTCGTGGCCATCGGCGCGAAGCCGGACGGCCACCGCGTCAAGCTCGTGGTGGAATTGGGCATAGACGATGACCGGGCCGGAGGCATAGAACACCTCATCGCTCATGGCCTCCATCCGAGGCAGCGTGCCGGGGATGCTATGCACCTTCCCGTGCTCGTCAATGAGGAACCCGCCGAGGACTTGTTGGAGCTTTTGGAGCTTGACGGTCTTGGCGCCGATGGTGGCCACCTCGCCGGCCGCAATCTCGATTCGTATCTGCTTCTCCACCTCGGCATAGATGCGTGACTGCTCGGGGGAGAGCGCCACCTTGACCGGCCGGCGCACGAGGCCCGGGAGGTCCTCACAGTCGGAGCGGAGCACCACCGAGGAATGGGCGGCCATGCGGGTCCGGAGTTCCTCGAGGTTCTGGAATCCGACAAGCCGGGGGTATGACCTCCCGCGCCCATGGGCCTCCTCGAATACGGCATAGCGGTCCTTGAAGCCCGGGATGACGAGCCCGGTCTTTCGGTCTCGCGCCGTGTTGAACACCCGGAAGCCCAAAGCCTCCTTCTCCACAAGCTCGAATTGCGCGAAGGCCGCGAGGGGTGAATTGGTGATGACCGTCCCGTCAAGGATGCGCCGGAAGGGGGCCACAAGCGCGATGCTCCGCGCCATCTTCGAGCGCGCCGAGTCGGGGGTGCGGTAGTCGGACGACTCGTCCCACACCACGAGCGCCCGGCGCTTGTGCATGATGCGCTTGACGGCCTTGCGCACGTCCTCCCGGGTGATGGACTCGGAGTTGAAGGAAGCCACGAGAAGCTCGTGGCGCCCCGTTGCCTGCTTCAATCCATCGTGCCAAGCCCGGTGGACCTCTTCCCATGCGGCCTTGGCCTTGACCCCTAGGCGGTTCCCACCGCGAAGGCCAGCGACTCGAGTCCGCCACGCGAAGGCCCGATAGGCGACCTTGAACCAAGCATGAGTAGGAAACTCCCGCTCCACCCAATTCTCATGGACCCCGTTCGGCGCGAAGATGATGACGGCATCAATGCGGCCGCGCACGTAGAGGGAGCAGGCTTGGTCCACGACCTCCTTGGACTTCCCGGTTCGCATCTGCCATAGGAGCGCGCGGCCGGGGAGATCCGCCGATAGCTCAAACTCCCGGAGTTGGTGGCTCCACGGGTCGGTCCGGAACTCGGCATCTAGGAGAGCGTCAAAGCTCATCCGGGCATGGCTCCGAAGACCACCGCATACAAGAGCACGGCCCAAAACCCACGCTCACCGAAGAGGATGCCGGCGAGCGCCAAGGCGAGAATGAAGGTCATTAGCGTTTGCCCCGGTTGCGGAGGTGGTCCTCAACCATGTGGAGGTTGCGGCCGCGGGGAGAGTTGGAGAGCACGGTGACCCGCTGCCCCTCAATGAAGACCTCGGTGTGCTTCTTGCCTTGCACCAACTCGAAGGGGACGCCCGCCCCCTTTAGAAGCTTGCTGCATTCCCGGACCAACTTGTTGCTCATCCCACCCTCCTCTTGAGCGCGGGGATGAGGGACTCCATCGAGTCGCATACCCCCGCGGCGAAGCTATACATAACGTCCCACCTTCCCTCCGCCTTGGTGGCTTCGTCAAGCAGGATAAAGCCCGGCATCCCACGACCGATGGCATAGCCAAGCTCGAGGTGACCGGAACGGCCGGCCGGGAGCACGAGGACCACGGCGTCCGACTCGTCAAGGTGGGTCTTGTCGAAGGAGAAAACGTGGCGGGCAGCATAGGAGTCGAGAGCCTCGGCGTAGTTGCGGCCGCGCGCGATTTCGTATGCCTTCCAATGGTCATCCGCCTCGGGGCCGGCGGCGAACCACGAAGCCCACGCCTCATAGCCAGTTGCCTGCTCGAGCGCGTTGGCCACGTCGATGATGGCAGGGTTGCGGAGGGAGCCGATGATATAGATACGCGCTCGGGTAGGGGCCATTTCAGTAGTCCCCCTTCGCCGGCATAAACATGGTGCTCGTGCCCTTGAGGGTGCGGCATCCGATGTTTCCGGAGGCGCCCTCAGAGAACCCAACGGGCAAGTACCAAATGGCAACGGGCCGGCTCTTGTCGCGCAAGAGGGCCTCCGCTAGGGCATGCTCGGCGAGGGCGCCGGGGCTTGCTTGCCACCCCTCTTGGAAAGCCACGATTTCCGCGTGGGCCAGAATCCACATGAGGTCCACGGAGAGGGCTTGGCGATAGTCGCAATCCGGGTTGAGCGTGCCGGGGTTGAGCACGAAGAAGCCCATGGCGCGGAGGCGCTCGGCGGAGGCGGCGAAGGCCGGCCGGTTGAAGTCGGGATAGCCCGACATGGGGCCGGCGAGATAGACGGGGGGATTGCGCATGCGCTGCTCCTAGACGTTGGGCCAGATGTGCGAGCACGTGGCGCCATCACCGGTGGCATCATACACGCGCACCTTGCGGCGCTTGAGGGGGCGGGAGAAGGCCTCGCATTCGCGCACGGCGCGGGAGGTGAGGATATCGGAACCGTGGACCATCACGCGCGAGGCGCCGAGGTGAACGGCTAGGGAGAGGGCCTTGGTGATCGGGTGCCGGCCGGAGAGGGCCGAGCGGTCCTCCTCGAGTTCGCCCCGCATGCCCTCCCGGAGGTAAAGCACCTCCCCCTGCCCCACCACGATATCCGGGATGTTCCGGTCCGTGGTCACGAGGATGTGGCCGGGGAGATCCGGCGCCTCACGCCAGTGCTCGAGGAGAGCATAGCGGCGCTTGCCGGACTCCAAGACCGCAAAGGGCGCGGCCGGGTTGAGGAGGAGGCGGAAGGTGAGACTCTTGCCCTTGAGGCGGGCGACCGTACCGGGGGAGGGGCTCAATGTCCGTGGTCCATTTGGTTGCTCCGTTCACTTCTGATACCGCGAGAGTTTTTCGCCCTCGGCTGCAATCGGCAACCCCGCATAACACGGGGCAAGATGTTCCATCAAGCCTTCATATTCGCGCACCCTCGGGTTGAACATCCGCCCGGACTCGAAGTCCATGAGGTCCTCGCAGTCGTCACCCTCGGCTAGGCCCTCATCGTGGATGGAGGTGATGAAGTCAAACTCGGTCTCCGACTCGTACCCGGAGTCGATGCGCGCCATGGCATCGGCCATGATATCGCGAGCGGTGCCTTGGTCGATGTTCTCCACGATGGACCCCCCGTAGGTGCCCATCCGCCCCCAATGGCGGGTAGCCTTCACCACTCCCATGAAGCGGAGGGAGAGGCGCTTCTCTCCCCATGGGGTCTTCACCCCCTTCACATCCGGGCAGTTGTAAGCGATGCGCCGGCCGCTCGGGAGATAGCAGAAGAGCCACCTATCATATTCGACAACCCACGTGACCTTCCCGCACTCCACCGGCTGCAACGGAGTGGGGGGCCGATAGGCGATGCCGTTCCCCCCGTGTAGTGCCATATCCTCGAGGCGCCCCTTGGTGGTCTCCCACTCGGAGTCGGCAAGCTCCTTCGCGTCCTTCCACTTGGCGACGGCACGGCACGCGGCGGCCTCTTGATCCGCCCATAGCTTCTTCACCTCGGGGTAACGCTTGCGGTAGGTGTCCACCACATACTTGCAAAGGGCAAGCTCTTCGATGATGAGGGAGGCGTCCTCGCGGGCCTCCTCGAGGCGCCGGATGTTCGCCGATGCCGCGCGCTTCTTAACCTTCCATTTCCGGAGGGCCTCGGCGTAGTCGGCGGGCTTCTTGAAGTCTGCCGCTTCCGGCTGCTCCGGCCATAGCTGCTCCTTGACCCACTCAATATAGCGCTCGGCATGCTCACCGAGAATCTCGAGGGCGGCCGCCCGGGTGAACTTGATGTTATAGGGGGCGCCCCGCATCGTGAGCAGGAACGTGAGGTAGCCCATGCCGTAGCCTAGGCCGAGGATGGCGACCTTGCCGAAGCCGCGCTCCCTCGCCTGCTTCTTCTTGTCGGTGACCGGGTAGCCGTAAATCCCGGATGCCATGTCCATATAGATATCGTCACCGCGCTCGAAGACCTCCAAGGCCTTCTTTGCCCCGGCGAGCCAAAGCACAACGCGCGCTTCGATGGCCGCATAGTCGGCCACGTAGAACACCTTCCCCTTCGTGGGGATGAGGCACCCGCGGGCCACCGAGGAGAGCAGGGTGAGCACGTCCCCGTAGAGGAGCTTGAGCCACCCGAGGTCCTTGGTTTTCACATCGGCAACCGCCACCTCCATCGAAGCCAATGGGTGGCCGTTCGGTATGCCGAGGAGATCCGGGCGCTCGAGCCCCTTCGGGAAGTTCTGGACTTGGATTCCCTTGCCGCTCCACCGGCCCGTTGCGGCGCCGTGATACATCACAAGCTCGCGGACCCGGTGGTCATCGGGGTCCATGCAATCCAAGATGCGCTTGAACTTGGAGACGGAGGTCCGGTTGATGTTGCGCGCGATGTGCACCACCTCGCGCACCTCGGCGGGGAGTTCCTTGAAGGCCTCCGACCCGATGAGGTGGTCCAGTGTTTCGGCTTGCGAGTCCGGTAGCTCCACCCCGTGCTCGGCGAGCCAAGCCAGAACTTGCGCCCGGGCGGTGCCCTTCTCAATGCCGGTGATGAGGCGGAGGGTTCGGTTTAGATCGGCCTTATAGTCATCGCCGAGCTTGATGGCCGCGCGGACCAAGTCCACATCAACGCGCACCCCGCGCCGGTTCGCTCGGAAGTCGGCGAGCCAAACGGCTTGCTCCCGGGCGCCGATATCGGGGAGCATGGTGGAGATGGCATTCTCGGCGGACACGTCCTGCTTACAGTAGCGATACCCGGCGAGAAACTCCTCCCTATCGTACTCGTGATAATAGACGATCTCCTCGCCGGTGACCCAATCGTGAGTCTCCTCCCCCTTGCGGGGCTTCCGAGGCTTGCAATGGCGGTTGATGAATTGCTTGCCGGCGCCGGAGTGCTTGCGGAGGTGGAACGGAATGTCCAGCGCTTCGCCCGCGCCCTCGAGGTCGCGGGGTAGGGCGAAGGAAGCGGCCTTGGCCGCGGAGCAGCGGAGTTGAGTGTCCTTGAGCGGTGGAGCGCCCATGCCGGTGGCGCCGTTCTCATCGCCACCCATCGGGCGGACCGCGATATGCTCCCATATCTCGGCCTCGAAGTTGACGTTATGCGCCTCCACGACCTTCCCCGCCCGGATGTGGGCAAAGAGCCGCTCGAGGTCATAGGGGACCCCCTCATCGTCAAGGGGGAAGTCGCGCTCTTCCGGATACCCTCCCATTGCCGGCGCCCACAAGGATGGGTGGAGGGGGCATTGCCCGGGGAGCAGGAAGGCGAGGCAGAGAATGCGGGTGTGCTTGTTCTTCGCGTAGAGGTGGGCGCCTCGGCCCTTCGGCCCGCCGATGGGGACCGGCGAGCGCGTCTCGAAGTCAATCTCCGCCCGTTCCTCGTGCACGTGCTCGGGGAAGGGGGTGGACTGCCAAAGGCGGGCGGGGGTGTGAAGCATGGGGTCTCCCGAATAGAGAAGGAGCGGCCGCGAGGCCGCTCCCGTTGGCGTCAATAGCCGCCGTCACCGTCGCCGTCATCATCGTTGACTTCGGGCTCATCTTCCTCGCCGAGCCACCGCGAGTCGACCTCATCGTCAAACTCATCGGCCGCATCCTTGCGGGAGTCGAGGCGCGGATACTTGGCGGTATCCGAGGAGATAATCTGGACGTTATTGAGGCCGAGCGCCACGCCCTTCGACTCGTCACGGAAGGAGTAGAAGTTGACCGTGCACCGGGCAAGGCACCCGCGGTAGACGAGGTCCGTGTTGCCCTTCTCGAGCGAAATCTCATTGCCATGGAGGTCAACGACTCCGGGCTGGAATGAGGAGGTGATGTTGGCGAACATCGTCCGCGGGGTCACGCCCTCGAAGTCGAAGGGGTTTTCCCGAACGTCATTCTTGCGGATGCCGGGCTTATAGGCCGGCTCCTTGAGTTCGGACCACTTCTTCTTGAACTCGCGGAGGGAGACCTCGGAGAGGGCCTTGAGCACCTTGACCCACGCGGCCTTGTCGGCGCCCTCGAAGGCATCCGGGTCCAGCCAAATGGCCGTGAGGCCGAAGGTGGCCTTGCCGGTGTCCTTGCCGGCGCGGCTCTTCTTGGCACGCGCCTTGAAGAGGTTGGGGTACTCCATGATGAACGGAGCGGTCTTGAGGCGGAGAACTTCGTCTTTATCGGGCATAGCGCCCTCCTATCTGAAAGCCCCTCTAAAATGTCATGCCGGGAATGGGCGGTCCCCGGCACCTTGGCACCCATCGCGGGCGCCTTGTTAGCGTTAATGCCGGAGCCCGGCTAGAAAGGCAACACTTACGCTCCGATGGAGCCCGAAGGGCCGGTCCCCGAGACCGGTGGCTTCTCACCGACCCAATAGGGGTTGAGCATACACCCGCCCACCTCGAGCGACCACGCATCGCGGCCATCGGCAAGGCCGATGAGCAGCGCCGCGCGGGATGGCACCTCGCCGGAGGTGAGAATCATAGCCCCGAGAGCCTCGAGTGCGGACTCTTCTGCCCACACGACCTCCCCGCCGAGGTAGGTGTGGGCGAAAACGAAATCGTCCATTGAGTATCCGGTGGGGGTGCACCCCTCCTCGAGGTGCTCGAAGCCCTCGGCCTTGGCGGGGGCGGCCGTGCTCACGTTGAGCGCGGCGAGGCCAATGAGGATGGCGAGAGCGATGAGCAGCATATCCGCCACCCATCCGGTTAGGGAGCGTTTGGTCTTGTCGGTCATCTCAATAGTCCTCTTCTTCATCGTCAATGAAATCATCCGCGGCATTGACCTCCACGGGCTCCCCCGGTTCGGTGACCGGCACGAGCTTCAAGCCACCCGGAGGCGTGTGAAGGTACTTCTCCGCCCACTCCTTCCGGAGCTTGGATGGGACGAGCTTCTCGGCTTGCGGGCCGGTGATGGGCTCGGGGTCCTTGAAGAGCTTCCCCTCCTTCTCTTCGGTGAGGTAGCCATCTGCAATCATGCGCTCGGCAAGCTCCGCGGGGCTCGGCACCTTGCCGGTCTCTTCGTCGGGTTTCCACTGGCGCTTCGAGCGCTTGCGCACATACTTCATGGAGTTCGGCATGCGGCCGGCCTTGGCCTCGGCCGCGAGGAACCGGTCCGCCATGCGGAATTGGACGAGGAGTTGGGTGCGCCACTTGAGGAACTCAATGGCTTCGGCCGCCGAGGTGATGTTGAGGGAGTCCACGACCCGCTCGGTCTCCTCCCGGGGGAAGTCGCGTTGCGCTGCCTCTCGCGCCATCTTCTCGCGCCACGCCTTGTTGGCGGGGCAAGCGGGTGCGGCATCGCAGAACTCGCAATGATCCCCGGCCGCGAGCCACTTCTCGGCCCACGTGCGGTCCTCGGAATCGGTATCGGTCGGATCTCCGGTAAACTCATCGGCCGCGATATCGGAGGTCTCGGCCTTGCCCCGGTGCTTCTCCACGAAGGCGAGGAGGGCCTCCTTGGTCACCGGGAAGGGACGCACCTTGCCCTCCGTGTGCCGGCCGTTCGGCTGGACCACGGTGATTTGGTAGGCGTCGTGCATCCATCCGGTGTCATGGGCCATGCCGGCGAGGTAGGCGAGGAGTTGAGGGTTGTCCTCGTGCTCCACCTTGAGGCGGCCGTTTTTGTAGTCCACCACCTCGAGCATGAGGGGCCACCCGTCGATGGTAACGTCCGCGGTGCCCCACGTGTCGGTGCGGTCCGGGACCGGGTTGGTGCGGGTTTCCAGAAGGAGCGACTCCATGGGCACGGAAAGCTCCGCGCACCGGCGCTCCACGTAGTCCCACGCAAGCTCCACGTTCATGAGCATCTCATCATCCACCTCATAGGTGCGAGAACGCACCTCGGGGGACTTCGGGAGCTTGGCTCCCTTCTTGAGCATAACGGTCTCTTCGTGCTCTTCGCCATCCACGGCATCGGGCGCGACCGTGATAAGCCGGCCGGCATACACGGAAGGGTGGTTGCGCTCCCGGAGGGAGACCTCGAGCAGGGTATGGGATGCGGTCCCTAGTCGGGCGGCCGCGCCGGAGCCCGAACGCATCTCGGGGGGCAGGGAGGCCACGAAGGGAACCGAGCCAACGCATTCGTGGAGTCGCTTGGCTCCCGAGGGACCCTTCTTCGCGTGAAGTCCGGGCATGCGCTGCTCCTAGGTAGGGGAAAGGTGCCGAGGCCCCGAGGGGAGACCAAGCCTCTAGGGGCCCCGGCTTATCCTCCCGGGCGCGGCCTCGATTAAGCGCGCCCGGGAGAAACTTGGTGGTCTCAGTAGTCCTCGTCTTCGCTCGCCGAGTCCTCGCCAACCGCCTTGAGGGCGGCCTCGAGCGCGTCGAAATCTTCGGGCTTCACTTCGGCGAAGGTGGCGGCAAACTTGGTCACCACACCCTTGGCCACATCGCGACCGTGCTTCTCGCCGGTCTCCTTGACCAGTGCGAGCACCTCGGCGGCGCGCTTCTTGTCGGCTTCGGCATCGCGCTTCGGCGCTTCGTCGGCCTTCTTGCCGGCGCCGGCCTTGGCGTCCTTCTTGGGGGCAGCGGCGGCCTTCTCGGTGGCAGCGGCCGGGGCAGCGGCGCCGAGCTTGGCCGCGACCTTATCGGCGATGAGGTCGGCGAGGCCTTCAAGGATATCTTCGGATTTCATGAGGAGTAGCTCCGTGTTGATGGTTGGCAGGCACGTATTCAATGCGGCAACTCTAAGACGCGTCCCGCGTTGAAAGTCAATAGTGGAAGAGGCCACCTTCGGGCGGGGGTCTCCTCTTTACCACGCAAACCCCGGGCCGGGGATAGTCCTTCGGGAATCCGCCCACCATATCGGAGCGGACCGTGAAGCCAATAACCCGGGAAGTAGTGTCCCCGGCTGGACCGATAGCATGCACCGGCTCTATGGTGGTGGCGACCACATAGCCCCTCTTCGCCCACACGGCCTTGAGCTTCTCGGCGTTCTGGACCGCGCGTTGATGGGATACCCGCGCCACCGCGGAGAACTTCGATAGGTCTAGGGAATCCATGACTTCACCACACGAAGCGCGTGGTGAGCCCCACCTTGGCCGAGGTCGCGTTGAACTTGTCGCGCACTGCTTCCTCCGTGTTGATGCCCATGGAGGCCGCGAAGTAGCGGAGAATCTGGTTGCACTCCCAAAGGAACGGCCAAGCCTGCTCCGGGGTTGCACGAGAGCCGGGCCACCCGCGCCGCTCGCGTTCGATCTTCTTGACCACGTTGGCCGCGGCGCCGAGGCGCGCGAGGAGAAGCACCCACACCATGCCGGTTTGCATCGCCGAGTATTGCTCGAGCGCCTCGGAGGGGAGTTCATCGGTGCCGATGGGAATGGAAGGCAAGCCGAGTTCCATGCCGGTGAGGTCAAGGCAGATGAGACCGTCCGCCACTTCCTCGGTGGCGCGCGCCACCACATCGGCCCATTTCTCCGGGTGCTTGTTGGGGTTGGCGTCCGAGTCGCCAATGAACACCTCCACAAACTCGCCGATCTCCCCGAGGAGTTCGGCGATGCGGAAGGTGAGGTCCATGGGCTTGCCATCGCCGACCCATTCGACGTTGCGCGCGGCATTTGCCTCGCGGAGGGTGTGCCAGTTGGCCATGTTGATGCTCCGTGATTATCCCCCGATACGGGGAGCGTTGTGAGATCCGGCGAGGCCGGGGTTGAGAGGCACCCGCTCCCCCGCCTCGAGCCCGGCCCGATAGGCCACCTCGAAGTTACGGGAAGCGCGAGTCGAACGGTCACCCAACTTGATTCCGGCATCCTTGAGAGCGGCATCAATGAGTGCACCCCGGAGCACGATGAGACCGGTGCCGGTTGGGGTGGGAGGCTTGAGCGCCCGGAGGCGCTTGCGAAGGGAGTCCGCCATGCCATCCAAGTATGGGATGATGCGGGCGCGGCGGAACTCGGGGCGGAGCAGGGCGAAACGCTTCTTGAGGCGGTCCCTCTCCGAGCGCATGGCGAAGGCGCAAATGTCAAGGAGGTAGCGGGCCACACTCACCTCGTGGTCAAAGCCGAAGAAGTTGACCTCGAGCGGCACGACCCCCACCGGGCTCACCCAATAGCGGCACCCGGTCATGTGGGCGGCGCCATCGGCAAGCTTCCATAGGCGCTCCCCGATGCCATCGGCGAAGCGCTCGGTGTGCCGGAGGATTTCCGACTCTCGAAGCTGGACCTCGTCCATGGAGATATTGTGCTCGGCGAGTAGCGCCGCGAGCTTGGCGGCCGCGGCGATGGCCTCGTCCTCGGTGCACCCGTTGGCCGTCGTCTTGGCGGCCAACGCGCGGCATATGTGGAGCAAGCGGTCCTTCTTCGAGTTCAACGGGGGCTCATCCCGTGGAACTTCATGGAGGCGTACTCCCTCAAATGGGAGAGAGCCTGTTTTGCGGTCCGGGGCTCCACGAAGGTAACAAACCCCTTAGTCCGCCACCCGAGGGCCTCCACCTCCGCCAAGAAGGCCTCCACTTCGGCGGACCCGGAGAGCACCACCGAACGCGACCGGCTAAAACCGTCCTCGGTATCCTTGCCGTGGATTTCCACCGTCACCTCTTGAAGGCGATTATCCGGGGCGCTCATCACGCGAACCCCGCGGCGCGCTCGCGCTTCCACTGGCGATGGGAGCGGGTGCCGGCCGAGTGGCGCTTATAGGGCGCGGCGCCGTGGAGGAACCGGTCCTTCGGGCGAACGCCGATGCCGGTAACGCTCGCCTCGAGGTCGGCGGGCGAGTCGGCATGCTGGAACCGGTCAAGCCCGAGGATGAGCGCGTCCTTGGTTGCGGCGAGGCCGGCACCCATCGCCTCGAGCGAAGAGACGGCGCGGCCGAAGCCGAGGCCGAGCACGTCGATGGCGCGGGTAACCCCGTGCATGGCATCACTCACCGGAGAGGTGGTTTCGCTATCGACCGGGGCGGCCTTCTTGGCGCGCGGCTTCCGGGCCTTCGGGGCGGGGGCGGCCGAGGCGACCTCGGCGAGGGGCTTCTTCTTCGTGGGCATGTTGGTCTCCGTTAGAGGATGGTGAAAACGATGAGTCCCGCCGAGAAGGCGAGGGCGAAGCCGGCCACTGCCATGAGCAGCGTAGCGCGGAGGGGGCGCTTGATCTTGGTGGCAACCGGCATCCCCGAGAGGAACACGGGGGCACGCTGCTCGGCGCGGTAGTTGGCGACATTGAGCCGCGAGGTCTTGCGAGTGGTGGTCATCTTGGTCTCCTTGTCATCGGGTCCAACTGGACCCCTAGCTTCTCGGCCGCTTCGCGTTGTGCTCGGCTCGCCGAAAGAATTGCCTCCTCTATATAGGCATCCATCGCGAGGGGGAAGTGCGATTCGGAGGGAAGGGTAAAGGCCCTCTTAATATCCATCATAGTCAAGCTCCTCCTCGGCGGCCGGGGCGCCCTCTAGGCGGACTCCCACGGCCTTGACGTTTCTGCGACCCTTGAGGCGGGCGGCGAACCAATCGGCCTCCTCTTGGTCCCGGGCGATGAGGTCCACTCGGCACGGGGAGGCCGGCACGGCGCCGTTGCTCGTGGCAATGGCGGCCGTGACCATAAGCTCGAGTTCCGCGAGGGACCTCATCCGATGATGACCGTATGCTCGGCCACGGCCACATTGATGGTAGCGCCGCGCTTATCGAACGACTCGAGCACCCGAGAGATATACTGCTCGGCGGCCGCCTTGGTGACCGTAACGCACGAGGCGCCCTCGAAGTACCGGGAGCCATCATCGACGGGCAGGGACACCCGGGCCAGAATGGAAACGGTGCGGCCCCGGGCATACTTGCGCATCACGCGGATAGCGTCGTCCTTGGCGAAGGTGCGATTGATGAGGTATTGCATGGGTGGTCTCCCGATTGGTGATGCCCCGATATAGAGCGACCCCCGGGAAGGAGCAACGCGCACCTCCCCGGAGGGTTACCGATTCGTTACTCGAAGGTCTCGGCCATGGCGCCGCGGTACTCGAAGTCCTCCACGGCATCGGCGAACCCGAAATAGGCGCCGTGGAGCTTCTTGACCGCGGCCGCGTCCTTCACGTGGAGCTTGACCGGGTCCATACCTTTGAGCCCGTAGACGGTGCCCATGCCGTCAACGTAGAACTCGTCCCTTTGGTCGTCGGGAACGTTAATCCAGCGATAGACCACCATCTCGGTGGGGGTGGCGGAATACCCGGCCTCCTTGAGCATGTTGCCGAGCGCCTCGGAGAAGGAGGTGCCCTTGCCCCAAGAGTGGGTGTTGCCCACGACAAGCCAGACTTCATCCACCGGAATCACTTTATGCATTCTTGGTCTCCTAGTCGGCTCCATTGCCGACTCGGGTATCATAGCACCCAAACGTTAAGAAAAGGTTAACAGGACAACCGACATATGAGGGCGGGGACCTTAACGTTTCGTCAACCATAGAGTCCATATTTGAGTTGCGCCCTCGGCCGCCCCCGAGTATGGGAGGCGCCATGGCCTTCCATCCGGCCGCCAACATGGAGACTCAAAATGCCGAAGATTCGCGACTATGCCTCCGAGGAGAACGCCCGCGCGGCGCTCGAGCGGGAGGGCCTCCTCCTCGCCAATGTAACCATCACCTATGACCCCGCGGGCGGCCGGTATGCCCCCATCTTCTCCTTCCCGATGGACGCGCCCGGCGCCGAGGACCTCGTGGCCCGGCTGGACAAGGAGGGCTTCGCCCACGTTCACCCCGAGAAGCGGGACACCTTTACCATCCCCGAGGGCCATGAAGCCGTGCGCGACTCGGCCGGCCGCGCCACCGGCGAGGTCCAGAAGATCACCGAGGAGCCGAAGCCGGCCGAAGAGCCGGAGCAGCCTCGCGAGCGGCGTTCCTCCCTCAACTCCCACCTTTCGGATCTCTTCTTCAACTATGACCACTCGGCCGGCGCGGAAGACGGCGCCGTGGACCCCGCTTCGTCCTATGTGGTGTATATCCGGAAGGATGCCGAGGCGTTCGCCGCGTCGGTGCTCGGCGCCTTCGGCGTGGCCGTCGATGTGGACGAGCTTGTCGCCGACTTCTTCGAGCGCCTCTAACCAGATCGGGGTCCCTGCTTAGCAGGGTGCCCCGTCCATCTTCCCGGAGACCCACATGCCCAAGATTCCAGAAGCCGAACGATTGGCGGACCAAGCCATAAAAACCTCCATCAACTGGATGCGGGAGGCCTCTGATTACGTAGACCATGCGTTCCCCTCCTATTCGAGGGAAGCCAAGGCGACACTCATTTCCGCTTTGGTCATCGCAAGTGCCGGGGATGAAACCGCTATGCATCTCCGAGCAATAGCAATGCAGATGGGCGACTAGAGGGAGACCAACATGACCGACCTATCGACCCTTCCGAACCCCATGGACTTCATGGCCTCGGCGCTCTTTTGGCCCCGAGTGTTCACCCCCGAGAGCAGGATTTACCGCGCCGAGAATGGAGAACTTGGACCCGCGCGAGGCGCCCCTCGGTACTCGGTGTCCTTTCCGGCCGCCGACCTCCCCGAGGAGCTTCGCCACTATGCCCGCATCCGGCCTCCATATACCACCGCGTTCCAAGAGTTCCCCGCGAGCGTCAAGGCCTCGTCCTCCTTCCGGCCGGTAACCATCCCGGACGACCTCACCCGGTTCAAAACCCTCTCGGAGAATGTGGCTATCTATGGCATCTCCTTGGATCAACTCCTCCGGGGCGCTCGGGTGGAGCTTACGTGCGAGGGCTGGATATCCGAGCGGAGCGGCGGTGGTTGCCGGCCGGAGCGCATCATGGGGCTCGGCTTGATAGCCGTCCGGTTCCTCATGACAGATATGGAGAAGCGCCTCGAGGCCATCCTCGAGGACCCGGGGTCGATGCCATGACCTCTTCCGGCACCGAGTGGCAAACCATCCGGCGCCTCACCTATGAGCAAGCGCGACAACTTTGTGAACGAAGTGACGCGCGCATCGGTCGGGAGGCATGGGACCATAGGGCTTGTGTGCGCCTCACCCGCATTGGGCTAACCCTTGTGGTCAACGGCGCCGGGTGGCCCTTCGAGCCCCACTCCATCGACCTCCTCCACGCCGATTGGCTCGCGCGGGTTCCTCTTGCGGATGCTTGACTCCTAGCCTCCGGCGCCCCCATAGAGTCGGCGAATAGACCGGAGCGCTCATGTCACCCAATCCGCAAGAGGTCCACAACGCTGCTCGCCTTCTCAAAGGGCTCGAGGCGGCCGGGTTGGACCTCTTCCCCCTCGGCATCAAATCGAAGCAGCCCCGGGACAAGGGCTTCCTCCTCCACGACTACGGGAAGCAGGACTTCGCCGATTGGTTCCGCAAAGGCGGCAATTGGGGAATCCGCGCCCGCGCCGGGCAGCTAATCATGGATGTGGACCCCAAGAATGGAGGGGACCTCTCCTTCGCCATGCTGCAATGGGAGGTGGGCGATGACTTCTCGAGCTACCCTTACACGGTCACCGGATCGGGCGGCCGCCACATCTTCATGACCCGGCCGGCCGAGGGCCGGTGGTACTGGCACCTCCCCGGCTACCCGGGCATCGACTTCCAAGGGCTCGGCCGCTACGTGGTGGCGCCGGGCTCCACCCATCCCGAGACCGGCCGTAAGTACACCTTCCATCCGCCGAGGGCCGAACTCGAGCGCCCTCTATTGGCGCCGGCCCCCGAGAAGCTCCTCACCATGCTCCGCAAGCCCGATTTCGTGAAGCGCGACATTGCCGGCGCCGGGGAGCTATCCGAGCGGCGCCTCGCCATGCTGCTCCGTCGCCTTGACCCCAAGGAGTTCGGAGTCAATGGCAAGCACCATGACGAGTGGCTCGATATGGCCATGGCGTGCCACTTCGTTACCGCGGGCGAAGGTCGCGAGGTGTGGCTTGACTGGTGCGCCGGAGATCCGAGCTATGGCGACTCGGCGCGCGAGATGAACGGCTACCGGTGGGACTCCTTCGAGGACTCCCGAGAGGATGGCATCACCTATAAGACCTTCATGCGGGCCATCGCCCGAGTGAGCAAGCGATTGGTGGCGCGCACCCGCCTCAAGCACGAGAGCGCTCGAGCGGAGTTCGGCTTCGAGGCCGATGCCGATGATGGGGACCGCTTCCCCGTGGACCCCGATGATGACTATTAGGAGCCGCGCATGACCGATACGGAAGGTGATGAGTTCCACGGCATCATTGAGCTTGCACGCTCGCGGAATCCCGTTGCCCGACTCGAGCTTCTCGAGAAGCCCAATGTGACCCTCGCGGCTCGCCTCCGGAGCAAGGACGTGAAGCGCTTCTTTGCGCTCGAGGCCATGCTCACCGGATGGGTGGGGCTCCGACCGTGGCGCGAGGCGGTCCGCAAACGCTTCGCCAAGGCCCGGAAGGACCACGAGGATGAGGTGGAAATCAACAAGGCGGAGGAGCGCCTCGCCGAAGCCGAGGAGCAGGGGCGCCCGATCATCTCCGAGGGGAAGCCCGTGGAGATAGCCCGGGACTTCAAGGTCGCGTGCATCCCGGACCTCATCCATGTGGCCGGCGAGTGGCTCGCCTTCGATCACAACCACTACCGCCCGCACGAGCCCCGGGAGATCCGGAGCCGGCTGCAGTCGTGGATGCATTCCGGGGTGAACTCCGAGACCGGCAACCCTACCTTCGTGAATCGGAAGGTGCTGGACGATGTGATGGATGCCCTTGCTAACACCTCCTTCCACCCGGCCGCGTTCGCCAAGCCACCAACGTGGCTCAAGGACGAGGAGGGCGATTGGAACCCCAAGCTATGCCTGCCCATGGAGAACGGGCTCCTCAACGTGGTCTCCACCGATATGCAGCCGAACACCTCGAGGCTCTTCTCCCGAAACGGGGTGAGCTATGCCTATGACGACTTCGCGCCCCTGCCCTATCGGTGGCTCGACTTCCTCAATGAGCTTTGGCCCGATGAGACCGAATCGCATGCCTGCCTCCAAGAGGCCTTCGGCATCGCGCTCACTGGCCTCACCAAGTACCAAAAGATATGGCTCCTCCTCGGCCCTCCGCGCGCCGGCAAGGGGACCATCCTCCGGGTGCTCACCTCCATGGTAGGGGAGGCGAACGTGGCCGGCACCCCGCTTCGGAAGCTCGGCACCGAGTTCGGCCTCAAGCAACTGCTCGGCAAGTCGCTCCTCACCGTGGGCGATGCCCGGTTGGGCAAGAATGCCGATGTGGGCGCCATCACCGAGACCCTCCTCAACATCTCGGGAGAGGACACCGTGAGCGTGGGTCGCAAGTTCCTTGACGATGTGTCGGAGCGGCTCAACGCTCGAATCTGGATTGCGGGCAATCTGGACCTCGCGCTCCCCGATCAATCGGGCGCCCTCGGCATGCGTTATATCCCCTTGGTGCTCACGCGCACCTTCCATCCTCATGAGCAGGACCCGGACCTCGAGGATAAGCTTGTGGCCGAGTTGCCCTCCATCCTCGCGTGGGCGCTCGCCGGGCTCCGGCGCTTCCTCGCCAACGGGGAGCGCTTCACCATCTCCGAGGCCGGCCGGAAGCGGTTGCAGGCCATCGGCCGCCACGGCTCCCCGGTGCAAACGTTCATCAAGGAGGTTTGTGTTCTGGACGCGGCCGCCGAGGTCGCAAAGGTTGACCTCTTCGAGGCCTTCGAGGGGTGGAGCCGAGAGGTTGACCTCACGAGCCGGCACACCCTCTCCTCCTTCGCCCGCGAGCTATCCCCCGCATCCGGCTTCAAGGTCGAATCGTTGCGCACGGTTGCGAGCGGAGAGCGGCAATCGCTCTTCGCTGGCATCCGGCTCAAGGAGGAATATGTGGGCTATAAATGGGCCGAGGACGATGAGTATTAGGCGACCCGGTGGCCCCGGAGGGAGCTTCCGTTTCGCGCGAGGCGCTCGGTGAGGGCCATGATAAGCTCATGGTCCGGGTTGTCGGTGGAGCGCCACGAGACCCACCCGAGGAGGGTTGACCGGCGCCACCACATGCCGGGCGCTTCGCGCGGCGGCCGCGGGCGGAGATGCCCGGGGGATATGCTGGCCCCGAAGGCGGTGAGAAACTTGACCACCTCGGCGGAGCGCATGGAGCGCAACGCATTGCCGGAGAGGGATGCTCGAGCGGCGCCCCGGATGACCTCGAGGGCCGGCCCGGGCGGAAACTGAATAACGTTGTTCATCTGCGATTCCCTTCGATTTGCTTGATGGCCTTCATGCGCTCGTGCGCTTGGTGCGCCCGCTCGCGGCATAGCCCCTCGGGGACGCGCCCATCGAAGCGGCTATAGCCATAGACCGGGTGGATGTAGTCGGTATGTTGCGCATGGCCGGCGCCCGCGGCATTGCCTACCCCGGCTTGCCAGTGCTGGCCCGTCTTATAGATGACCTCGCCGGCCATGTCAGTGCTCCCACGGATAGAGGGGCTCGAGCCCCATGAGGTAGCGCGCACGGTCGGAGAAGACCGCGGAGAGGTGCATGTGGAGCGCCCACCCGCCCCTCCCGGGGCCACCGGCCGCTCCGACCACTCCGGCCTCGAGCCATTGGTGGGCAATCTCAAACTCCATCGCCGCGAAGCGCTGATAGATGGCCGCCGCGTCCTCGGCTCCGTGGTGAACCACAAGACGGAGGGTCTCATCCCGGAGGCGGATAAACCGGTCCCCGTTGACCCAACCCGGGCCCCACCCCGAATAGAACCCATCCGAGGCGACCCCTTCGAGCTTCACGAGTCGGCCACCCTCGAGGGTGTCAAGCACGTGGTAAACGTGCCCCTTCACCCCATAGGAGGAGGCGGCAATGAGGTTGAAGCTCGGCCTCCACGTGCGAATGCAGAGAACGATATCGGTGGGGACGATCATTTGACTCGCTCCTCGAGCACATTGGCCATAACCGCTATTTGCGAGATCCGATAGCGTTTCGGCTTCCACGGGTCTGAGGAGAAATAGTACCACCCCGGCGACCACGGCTTAATAAAAGGTGGCACATAGCCGGGATGAACCGCCGCATATGCCGCGCGCCACCGGTCAATGGTGCTTTGGTCCTCTTCGCGCTTGCTCATAGCAGGCACCCGGCGCCGAACATCGCGAGCGGTGCGGCGATAGCCGATAGCTCGGCGACCCATGCGGCAAACTGATTCCCCGGGTCGCGGAGAAAGGCCTCCTTGTCCTCCGGCCGGGTGCGGCCGATATCGGCGGCGAGGCCGGAGAACATGATGACGGCCGTGGCTTGGAGCCCGACCCCGAGGACGAAGAGAGCGGCGGAGGCTATGAGGTTCATTTGAAGGCTCCCGGATCAATGCGGCCGTTGCCCTCGGCGAACTCGGCGAGGCCCAAGGCTCGAGTGTGGTGGAAGTGCATGGGCACGTTGCGAGCGGCCTCATACTGGACCCACAAGGGCACCGGCACCTCCGCTCCCGGGATGCCTCCCTTGCCATCATAGGTCCAGAACCGATCATCGATAATGACCCAATCATCGGTCCCGGGCCGGCGCCTCACCTCCGAGTAAGAGTTGAGGGAGAGCATGAGGGCGGGCGCCCCCGTGCCGGTCCAGCAAGTGAACACCCATCGGCGAGCCCTCATGTGGCGGCCGAGCGTGGGGTACTGCTTTATCTTCCCGTTGACCCATGGGCGGATGACTTCGATTCGGACGGTCATTCGAGCCCCCGTGCCATCGCCTTGGCGAGGAACATGCCGGCCGAGTCGGTATCGGCATGCACCACCTCGGTCCATGGGGTGTGGAAAATGATTTGCTCGGCGCCCGGTATGTCCTTGACTTGGGCCACGAAGGCCTCGAGCACATCGCCCTCCGGGAAGGCCAACTCTATGGTTTCCATCATGCCAATCTTGGCATTCGGGAAGGCAATCTTGAGCTTGCGGATAAACATTGAAGGTCTCCTTGTTGATGACCCCACCATAGCGGTGAGGTCTTAACAAAACGTTAACGGGTGGCCTTCACCACCCGATATGTTCGCCACCATCGCGGCGCTCGGCCCGATCCTGCTCTCGAGCAGCGACGGCATCCCACTCGGCGGCCTCGCGCTTGCGGTTCATCTTGAAGTGGCGAAGCTCTTCGGGCTTCTCCCCTTCGCGGGTCGGCGCCCGGGCCACGATCTTCTCGGCATACTCGCGGGTATGGCGGAACTCCTCCACCAGATAGGTGATAGCGTCGTCCTCGCGGATGATGTGGCCCTCAAAGCGGATGATGCGAACCTTGTTCATGGGTGGTCTCCTTGTTTGATGACCCCACCATAGAGGTGAGGTCTTAACAAACCGTTACCACATCAACTTGGAATCGAACTCATCTCCACTAATGCCCTCCTCGGCCTTGGCCTTGACCTTCTCCGGCCGGGGCCATCCGAAGTCCCTAGAATGCCGAGGAGGTGTTTTCCGCTCGGAGGGCACGTAGGGGCCGAGCATCGCGCTCTCCGTGATTTCGTACACGGTCTTAACGACTCGGAGGTCATATTGTTGTGGCAGGGAGGAGAAGAAGCGCATGGCCTCCTCCGCGTGCTCCAAGGTCCCGAAGGCGAACGACTCGCCATAGGTGTGGGCGCCGGAGAAGCCGCTCCGGACGCGGTTCGGGTGGTCAACCCACTTCCACCAACCGTTAATGGCAGTGAGGGCCACCCGGCACCACTTGGGTGAGGTGGGGTTAACCGCTAGGTACGCTTGCACCTCGAAGCGGACGGTACGGACGGTGTTCATCGGTGGTCTCCTTGTTATGGGCCGAGGCCTCAAAAGCTCCACGAGCCCGCGACCATCGCGAAGCGGTAGAACCCCTTGCTCTCATCGTGCTCTACGCACACGAAATGCCGATTCCCACACCCCACGCGCTTGGCCATGGCATTGGCGCAAAAGGCCGCCGCGGTGCCATCCGCCACGATGGGAGGGCAGGGCATGCAATACGACTCGCCCTCGGCCATCATGGTAGCGTTGCGGGTTTCATCGCTCTCGCGGGAGGTGATGCAAACGTCGATGGTAATCATCGAAGGTCTCCTTGTTTGATGCCCCTATATAGGCCTCCCCCTCGAGCGTGCCAAATGTGACCGGTTGCGACGGTTAAGCAGGCATTAACGGCCAACATTGGCTTCTAGGATCTCATAGTCCTCGAGGTCATCGCCGATATCGACTCGGATGATGGCCACTGCCTTGGCGTAGCTCCGCACCTTGGAAGGGTTAGGCGTGGACGTGAAGAGGTGGAGGCGCCCTCCACCTTCGGCCCGGGTGAGCCACTTCCCGTCCCGCTTGCGCTTGACGATGACCGGGCCGGAGAGGGTCACGGAAGGTCCAAGGTGATTTCGACCAAGTGGTCACCAGTCTCGAAGTCCGGGATGTGCTCCACCGCGCGCACCTCATAGCGCACATTGCCCCGGTGGCTCTTAATCATCACCCACTCCTTGACCCGGGGCACGAAGTCCATCTCTACGGTGCCGAAGGTGCGGCGGCCGGTGCCCCACCCTATGAAAAATTCGACTTTCTGCATTTCGTTCTCCTTGCGCCGGATCGGCGCGGTTAGGTCGGATAATCCGCTCCGAGCGATTCGGCCTCTACCTCGGCCCGGGTGCGCCACTGATGGGCGACCCCGTAAGGCCGGGTTGACCAAAAATGCTCGAGGTGCGCGGCGACCTTCCATCGGGTCACGCGCACGATGGCCGAGGCGCCCATCATCCGGGCGAAGGCCACTTGCTGCTCCCACTCCTCCGGAGCCTCCACGGTGGAGGTGGCACCGGTGACCGGGTTGCGGCCGCGGCGCACATCTTGGGAGATGATTTGGCAAAGCCCTTCGGGGTCGATGCGGAGGAAGCGGAACGTGTTGGGGTAGCGCGGCCGGGGCGGGTATTGCCAGTCCATCACCGCACCTCGGTCTCATAGATGCGCTCGAGCACAACGAAGATGCGAGCGCCCTCTTGGGAGAGGTTCAACTCGTGGCGCACCTCGAGCACCTTGAACTTGCGGCGCCGGGGCGGCCGCCTATCGATATCCACGCGATAGGCCTCCTCACCGACTTCGACGCGCTCCACCTCGGCGGGTAGGACGAGCATGTCGCCAACCCGGGGCACGAGTTGGAAGGGATGCTCGAGGAGGAACTTATCTAGCTCTTTGTCGTGGGAGCGCCGACGCTCGAGGAGGGTGGCATAGATGTAGGGAGGAGGGTGGAACATCGTGGTCTCCTTGGTTTCAGTAGATGAGGGAAATGCCATACCATTGGCTAGTGCGCTCGGCGCCCTCTTGGACCCGATAGCTCTTGAACCCCATGGCGACCATTGCTCGGCCCACCACTGCTTCCGTGGGAGGGGCACGATGAGGGAGAGCGTGTGCCCACCACAACATTAGGCGCTGATAGAAGGCGCGCTTAACGCATGTATGGGAGGGCTCACGCTCACAGTGCTCACGCATGAAGGAGAGCAGGGGGTCCGAGTAGTGGTCCAAGAGGGTAGGGGCACGAGGCATAGGGGCACTCCATATAGGTAGGGTGGGGTCTCTATGGCATACATCTCCATACATGGTCAAGCCTTGCCACACATAGGCAGAGAGGTATGACGCTGCCATGGTATACCCTGACACTAAGGGCATTTCACACTATTCTACGTGAAGTCTCACTTAGTGATTTCGTTTCTAAAAGCGAAACATGAGAGTCCCTAGTAGGGGAGGATAGTGGGATATGCCCGTAGTGGCTATGAATACCATGGCAATCAATGCTCATGGCTTGGTTGCCTAGGCAATCATAGGGGCATGAGGGTCTAGGCGTTAACGTTTCGTCGCGTTGCGTTCGGATAGGCATTCGGTCCTAGCGTGAGGGTGGAAGGTCGCGTCCGATTGGTTAACGGATCGTTAACCCGGAGAGGCCGAGCGGGTCCTCCCCACGGTTGGATGCTATACGGGGCGGCTTCAG